AATTTTTTAAGCCTGTCAAGTCTATTAGTTGAATTAAGTATAGCTTCTTGTGTAGCATTTTCAATATTTTGTTTCAAAATCTTTTTATCAATTATAAGTTTTAATGGATTTAATGCATGAAATACTTCATATACAACCGGCCTACTTTGGCGAACCCAATGAACATCTCCTTCTAGAATAATCTTTATAAGAGAACCTTCTTTTATTTGCTCTTGTTCAAGCCAGGCCTCAATTTCTTCTGCATTTTGTTCATTAATTGTTATAACATATGCTTTACGTTCTTCAAGATTAATAAATTCTGCTTTATTTGAAGAATAATCATAGATTATAAATCCTTTTGCAACTCCTAATTCTGAAAAATCTTTTATAATTGGGCTACCAACATATGTTACTTTTTTTATAATCTGGTATCTGTGATAATGTCCCATAAATGTATGTCTAAATTTATCAAACATTCCTGCAGGAAATCCTCCCGTGAGTACATATTCAGTTGAAGCAACCGCACCTGAAATTTCATGATGTGCAAGGCAAAGAATATTTTTATTAGCTTCAATAACTGCTGTCTCAACAGATGCGCCATCAATTGTCCAAGGTATAACTAATATTTCATCCCCTTTTATACCCAGAGAAAGAGTTTTAATTTTATCAATAATATGAATTGGAGGATTTTCAACTTCCTCCATTAATAATTGTTCAGATAAATAGTTGTTTGTGAAGTCTGCTCCATCATGGTTTCCTACTATTATATGCAACCCAATCTTATAGAAATAAGGTTTAAGAGTTTCATAAAAAGCTTTTTTCAATCTATCTGGTGGGTTTAACTTATCAAATATATCACCAATTAAAAAGAATACCTCACAACCTCTTTCTACTGAAATATTTAATGCTTTATCAAGAGCTTTTAATTTATCAAGTGTTCTGATTGAAAGACCAGAAGCCCCATCAATAGGTGATAAATTATCACTTGTTGCTAAGTGTATATCTGCTATGAAACCATATTTCATTACTTAATCTCCACTTCAATAGATTCAATATGATCTTTCTCACCTTTACCCATAAGATAAAAATCTTTAATAATCTCTTTAAGTTCCCCTGGTGTAAGTATGATTAATGCCGTAGAATAAGTTAATTCTTGTATTCTAGGATTTGGTATACATATGTCTTTATCAAAATGCTTTTCAATAAAGTCTACTAATGCATATTTATGTTTAGCTCTCATCATGCTATCAAATGCCGGAGTTTGTTCATATGCACTTAGTTTAGTCATACCTGTATGGAGAATGAACTTATTTTTTTCTTCAAGCCTAATTCCAATTTTTTCACTCATGATAACCTCTATTATGTAATATAGCAAGTGTACACAAAACTAATGTAGCAACTATTATTTTTGTGTCATCAGAAATATCTTTTGCATATGAAGTTAAAAATGATGCAACAATTAAAACTGAAGATAGCATAATACGCCTAATATGTTTTTTCATAACTTTATTCCTGGTTTTCTTACAATTGCAAGACCTAGACATATTGCATCAGCAATGTCATCGTCTTTCTTTTTTAGGGTTAATCCATATAATCTATTAACATAATCAATAGTTACTTTTTTAGCATTTCTAATAACCTCAACCCCTTTAAATGATACTTCTTCTCCAGCAGCTTTTCTTTCTTTAAGTTCTGCCCTTAATTTTCTTGCTGACTTATTTGATTTTCTTTCTTCTTTTCCAACCCTAATACCTAAAATATTTCTCCATTCCATTGTATCTAAGTAATAGAGTTTAATTTCATCTATACTCCCATCTTCTTTTAGTGGTATTGCATTATCATTTTCATTTATGCTCATGATTCTCCAGATCAGTTCTCTATGCATCCATTCAAGTAATTTCTGTCTCCAACGATCTCTTCCTTTGTTAGTCTGCTCAACCACAATAATATTAGGTCTTTCTTTTAATATAAAAGCCTCAATTGGGTCCATTTGTGCGTCAATGAAATTGATGAAGTCAAGTGGATGTTCTAAACCGGGCTTATATCTTTTATGAAGAGGTGAAGCTTTTGACATGTCAAAAACGCCTTTATTAATAAGAGTAAGCTCAAAATCTTCATTAAAATTATAATTAAATACAGCAAATCCTGTTTTAGAAGCAATATCTAAACAAAGAATTTTCATAAAAAGTCCTTATAAATAAAGAGCCAGTAGAAATACTGGCTCAATTGATTATTCTACGTCTTCCATATCAGCATCATTTGCAGCTGATTTATCAAACTCTTCAAGACGCCCATTTGAATAAAGCATAAATAAAGCTGCTCCATTAGGAGGTGCACATTTGTTTTTATCGGCTTTAATCTCAACCAATTTATACTCATGACGTCCCCATTTATCTTTCTTTTTAGAACGTTTTTTGTGAGTAATCCTTAGTCTTATAGAAGCGTCAAATTTACCAGAATCACCACCAGAAGTTGTCGTAGAATCTCCAAATGATTGTCCAGGACGTGTCTTCATGTGATTAATCATGATAAGAGTAGTAATTTTATCAGTTAATTTATGAAGAAACTTATTAGGTTTACCATTAATCTGGTAAATCTTATCAGCTTCAATCATATTTTCTTGATTATAAGTACCATCTTTTTTAGATGTACCAGGTTTACCAATGAAATAGCCACTTCTGAGTTGTGAGTAAAATCCAGTTAACAAACTAGCTCTTTGTAGTTTTTCATTCATATTTAAACCGTCAGCATTATCAACAACTGAAGCTCCTTCTGGCATGATTGCAGCAACAGAATCAATTACGTATAAATTAAAAGCATTTGTAGCAATAGCTAACTGACATTGAAATAAACAATCATTCCCAGTTGAAGAATCTATCATTACTAATTCAGATCTATCTAAACCGGCGCCATCAGTGTATTTTGCTTCCATGAAAGAACCTTCTCTATCATCAAAAGCACAAAGTAATCCTTGTTTCTGGAACTCAGCAATTAAATTAATTGCAACAGTTGTCTTTCCTGCTGAAGGTGGAGCATATAGCTCAATTGAACGTCCTACTGGAATCCCGCCACAACCTAAAACTATATCATTCAGAGATGGCCATCTAGTCTTTATAACCTGTACAGGTACTGATTCATTAGCTACTCTATAAGTAGGAAACAATTCTCTAAGACCATCCCTTAATTCTTTATTCAAAGCCATATAAGTTCCTTATAGATTGTTTTTCTTTAATCCACCTAAAGTACGTTTCTTAGGTGCTTCATCAGCCGGTTTTGGTTCAATTTTAGTTTTTGTTTCTACTTCAGCTGGTGGAGTTTCAGATTTAACATCAGTATAAACTGCGTCAACAACATTCTCTTCAGCTGGAGTCTCTTTTTTACTTAACGAAAGTCTTCTTGGAGATTCATCACCGGATGTTTTAATGGATGATTGAGCACCAACCTTAACCTTTGAAGTTGAATCTTTAAAGTCAAATTTAACAGTGGGAAGACCTAAAGTTTTGATTTGTTCTTCAAATTCTGGGACTTGTGGATAGAAAAAATCTGCTGAATTAACTTTCAAACCCTTGAGATTCATTGGAAATTTCATCAATTTCTCTTTGATTTCAAGTTCATTCATTGGTTTAATAATCTCATCTAAATCAATTTCACAAGAATTGATAGCATTAATTTCATCTTCAGTGAAGATTTTTTCAACACCTAGACTGTCAATGATTTCTTCAGATGTAGCATTTAACCAATCAGCAGGAATTTGACTTTTCCATTGATTATCATATACAGATACTGTATATTTGGTACCAAATTTCTTAGGTTTAGTTGGGTCAACGCTCTTGTTAATAAGGATTGGATACAAGAAGAAAGGACCATTAAGTAGGAAAGTAGGATCAAGTGGATCAAGTGATTCTTCAAGACTTTTGATATCATCTCTGATACCTTTTGTAGCCTTGAAAGCTCTTACTTTCTTTTCTCCACGTTCTTGAAGATTTAATGCAAAGAACCACCATCTGAGCTGTGGTTTCCAACCTACTTCTCCTTTATCACCTAATCCTGAGCGGATTATAGATTCAATTGAGAAGAGAGTATCAACTACTCCACCTGATTCAAGAAAATTAAGAGCAATCAATGTAGGAGCATAAAACTTCTCATTATTCTCTTCTGTTTCTTTAATAGAAGGATAGAAAACTGTCTTAATCTTGAAAGGGCCTTGAACAATACGAAGAAGGTTATTACCCTCAGCAAGTTTAATCTGATCATCAAGATAATTTTCGGGTTCTTGATTCATTTCCCGTTGTTGTGCTGTAGTACCAATGGTCATACGTTTTTTTACTGGTTCTGGCATTTAAGGCCTCCTTTTGATTGTTAGTTATTCAAGATAAAGAATAATAATACTAGTGTTAAACAGATATAAACTCTTATCTTTATTTCTGCAAACCTGAATATTAAAGTAAGAAATAAGAAATAAGAAATAAGAATATTAAAACTAGTTTTCCTGCTGGGTCTCTCATATAGAATTCTTATTTATTATGATTTAAGCAATTTGCACATGAAATTATTTTTGCACCTGTAGTTGTAAACTCATCAATATGATCATCAAATACACAAAAGTAACCATAACCATCATGAGCTGTTAGTTTTTGTCTCCTTGCATATTTGCATTCAAAATTAATATTTTTAGCTGTAACAGAGAAAGGTGCACCAAGAACTTTATCTCTTCTGTCTAAAAGAGTAAAAAAGTTTTGTATCTTGAAGATTGGTTTAAACTTTTCAAGGTCTAATAAATACTGGTCTACACTAGATTGAGCCATCTTTACCTTTTCCCTTTTTAGTAAAATATCTTCTATCAAGCATGCCTTCTAAAATCTTAACTCTTTCAGCAAGAATGAATTGAAGTCCTTTTATTCTATGAAGTGAATTTTTATAGTTTCCTATTAATTTCTTTTGTTTTAAGAAAGTTTTTCCTTCTTCGGTCATGATGAATTGATTATAAATCATTTTATCAGTAGGTTTCGTAAAAGTTGAGGCTAGTTGATTCATTTTGAAAGCTTTAGCAGATTCCATTTCATCTATTAGTTCTTCAATTAGCTCTGCTAAATCAGCTTCAGATGCTGTCATAGTATATCTTATAGCACTGATTTCTTCTGCTTTTTTCTCAAGGTCAACATCAGAATCTCTATTCATATTACCAATTCTAAGGTAATTTTCAATATCCATTTCATAATCATTACCATCAAGATATAAATGGAGCTTACTTAAATTATGAGTAGCAAATAATTCTTCAATATTTACTGGCTTAAGCTTAATAGTAGAGATATCATCAGGTTGGTTTTTCAAAGCCCCAAAACGAAAAGTATTTATACTTCTTTGTTGACTCATTAGTTTATATCCAGCTTATACCCAATTTATACTAAATTTATAATTAATTGTAGAAAAAAATTGACAAAATAAATATATTACATCTTTAATTCTTTTAAGAATTTTTTTACTGTTTCTCTACATAATGCATAGGGTTTAAATAAAGAACTAAATCCAATTAAATTATATTGTGCGACTGATTTAATTGATGTCCTAACTAATTCTCTTTTAGAAGAAGTTGACTCCGAATACCATTTTTGAGTAGCAACATCATAAACTAATACTTTCTTACTCATTGAAGTACATAAAGCATAAATAGCAGTATGATAACCATCAATAAATTCGCCGTCCGATGGGTTCACAATACTAGAAACCATTATTACTATCTCACTATCTCTAATCATCATGCAAGTGCGTCTCATTAAGTCATTTAATTCCTCAGTATACAATGGCCACATAATATTTGATTCAATAATATATTTATCTTGAGAAGCTAAATCTTCTACGAACAATATTTTCTTTTCAATTCCTGGTATTCCAGATTCATGCTTAGATATATATTGACGAAGTTCAAATCCAGAATCAATAAGATCTTTATCTATTGATGATTCATCACATACAGACAATATTCTTTTCTTATCATTAAAATCATTTATTTCTTTATACTCTGTATTAGCTTTGTAAACATCACTTATTATTTCTTGTGTCCATGAATGAGACTCTTCAAATGTAATATCAAATCCTAATCTTATGGCATGAGCAATATTCTGACTCATACAATCAGGGTCAATTTCTGTATTGGCTGGTATAGAGAATATAAGCTTCTTTGTAACCATTTTATGCTTTATCAACTCAAAAACATTGAAAAATTCTATTAATGCCTTCTCCATTAAAGCATTGTCATCAAGTATGTATTCAGTTCTTTTAATAATCTTTGCTTTTTTTCCCACCGAATACCATATAAAGCCATAAGATCTTTTTATATTTAGTAAACCTTTTTCTTCTTTACCATAAAGAGCAATGATATGGGCATTTGAGTTCATATCTATTTTAGATAGATCCATTTCCTAAATCCTCAATAATTACATAATTACTTTCAAAATCTACTTTTAAAATCCAAAAATTATTATGAGGTCCAAGTGAAGTTTTGATAATACTTATGTGATAAGAAGTAACAGTCATTTCACCCACATGAAACTTTTCAATACCATTATCTTGATTGATAATATCTTTTACTAAATAACTATGAAATAATTCTAATTCTTTCATCTAATTTTATCCTTCTGTAAGTTAAAAATTAGGCTTCCAACAGCGGGAGGTTCAATTGGAAGCCATTATTTATTCTGCTTCATCTAAAGCATTAAATAATAGATTACCAGCAAAAGTTTGAACTTTTCTTGAAATTCCAGCATCTTTTGTAAGATTACTACCATAATTAGTAATATTATAGTAGAGATCATATTGTGAGTGAGTAAGCAACCTTTCTTCATCTTCCTCAGATTTTTCACTGATCATGGCATACTCATTGTAAATTGCGCTTCCCATAAGAAGCTGAGTGTCATCACCAATAATTCTTGAAAATCTTTTATCAATTTTCTTCAAAGCTGCAAACTCAATCATATTTTCATCAAGATATTTAAAGGCATTTTCAAGCTCTTCTTTACTTAAAACCATCTTTTTAACCTTTTCAATGAAAGCTTCAAGTAATGTATTTACATCATTTCTTGATTTAAGATTCAATTTTTCTCTTCCAATGCTACGTGGAGCAATTGCTCCATTTGTACACCTCAAAGTCCAAAGTTCCATGAAAGCTTGAGTTACAGATGAACAAGTTGGGAAGTGCATTATTGAAGAACCAATTTTATGGATATCACCCACAGATGCAACTTCTAATCCGTTTTCAGGTATGATTTCCATTTTCAACCAATGATTGGTGAACATAAACCTTGAACCTTCCTTAATCTTATTAATGAAGGCAAAATTAGAAATGTTTGTTAAGCGTGAGTTGTCATTCATATCAATGATGGTTTCAGATTCAGGTTTGAAGTAAGTGTCCAGTCTGTCAAGTTCTCTTTCTTTTGAAAGCCTGTTAACATCAAAGATTAGTTGATCGGTTGGAACCATCTTTGCATAACCCCAAGGAATTTTGAGAGTTGAGCACAGATTCATAAATCCGCTTTCAGAGATTTTGAAAGGATTTCCTTGAAGAGTTAATTCTCCATTATCAGTAATTTTCAAATCTCTAAAAAGTAATTGGGCTTTTTCATAATCAGTAGATTTTTCTGCATAAGCTAAAGCTTCATCATAGCTTTTTGTAGAAAAATGATCATCTTCTTGTAAGTCTAACATATTCAATTCTCCCGAATTATTTTTGTTAATTGTTAAAACAAATATAATTCATCAGTTTCATCTATAAAAATCTCTCCATCTTATAAATAAATTGAATCTTTTCAATCCTATTTCTAAAAATCAGTACTATAGGCCATTCTTTATTCATACCTCTAATATTTTCTGGTCTATCATGTCTAATCCAATGTATTCTGCAGACATGTCCTTGATGCTTAATGAGAATTTTAAACTGAGCATATGTATTAATATTTAAGATTTCAATACTATACATATCAAAAAGTCTTATAATCTCATTTAATAAATCATTTATAGAGTGATCAGATATGATAATTATATTTTCATTACTATTATTCATAATTACATTAACTAGATTCATAAGTTCAGCAGTGGTAGCACCACTTCTATATGGAACCATCTCTTCCATTTTCCACGCATGATAATGTAATAAATCTATATTAAGATTAGGATCATTATTCCCATACATTTTTTTAAATACTTCTAGCATATTTAAATCTCTCATAGTGATAATCCTAAAGATTTTGCTAACTCTCTTTTATATGCAATCTCTTTAATTAATGCTTCCATTAGCATAGCTTTTGGTCCTCCGCCAATCATAATACCATCAATAATAGATACTTTTAATTGAGTTGATACTATATAGTGACTTTGCCACCAGATAAAACTGATACCTTCTTGACGCTCACTTATTTTAATCTGCTCCATATGCTTAGGCAAAGGAATTGATGCTATTACAATTTCTAAAACTTCTTCTCTTGAATATTCTTTTAAATTCATTTTATTACTCATCAAATAAGTTATTTAATCTATCATCTTTATGTTCATACTTAATTTTAACTCTATTATAAAGCTCAATACCTTTTTCATCATCTTCTAAAAGCCTACAAATCAAATTTCTATCTAATCCATCTAAATCTTGATAATTACTTAAGTCATCATTCCCACGTTTTATAATTGATAAGACAGTTTTAATCTCTTCTTGGTCATAATTATGTCTACCTTCACTAAAATATTCAATTAATTCAGATTTAAGTGACATATTTACCTCTTTCTCCCATCTTCATATATTAAAGCATCAAATAATTTTGTAGCAATTTCTTTATTAATCTTTTTTAAGAATCGATAGCTAATATAAATGCCTTCTTGTTTACCTCTTTCATAAGAAAGACTTAATCCTCCAGAAATACCTGCAGGACTTATAGCTTTAACTTTCTGGCCTCTAAAGGTCTTTGCTATAAAATTGCTTCTTATGTCTGCTATATTATCTTTTCTTGACATTTTATTCTCCAAATCTATTTTTGAATATTTCAAGCTCAGATTCTAACTTAACTTTAATTCTATCAAGTGGTAACCATTTTGTATCTTTCACTACCATTAAATTAGGTATAATTGGTTTAAGCATATCAATCTCATTAACATGTAAGTATCCATCTGCTTCATCATGGACAGTGAACAGACAACAGGATTTTAATTGATTATCCTTGAAATATTCTCTAATTCTCATGAAGCCACATTGAGCAATATCACTTGCTGCTCCTTGAATGATGCTGTTAATACCCTGTCTAAAAGCTTCTTCCCAAGCAGCATTATTTGTGGAATTAACTTCTGGTAATCGTCTAATCCTACCTAATTTTGAAATTAAGAACCCTGTGGACAGTGCAAAATCTCTAACTTCAGATTGAAATTCAGCTGTTCTATGGTACCGGCTCCAGAACCACTTTGAATGGTCTGCTGCTAATGTTAAATCGACTTTCTCTTCACCTCTTTCAAGTTTTTCATTAATTGAAGAAACTTTTTTATCATCAGAACCACCATATAGACCACCAAAATTACAAAGTTTAGTAAGTTTTCTATATCTTTTCATTTGAGGATCTTTAGAATCATATTCAAGATTTTGTCCATGATAAAATAAATCAAGAGCTGCCATCCAGTGAATGTCTCTTCCAGCTTCAATATCATCTAACATATTAAAGTCTTGTGCGTGATCTGCCATTAATCTTAATTCTGCTTGTGAAAGATCTGCTGAGAAAAATTTATATTCATCAGATGGTGGGGCAAATATACCTCTAATATTTGATTTAGGCGTTTTCTTGGGTAAATTTTGTACATTTGGGGTTGAACTTAATCTTCCAGATGTAGTGCCAACTACTTTCATTGAGAAATGTAATCTATTAGTCGATTCATCTAGTCTTGATAATAATTTTTTACCTTCAAGATAAGTATTTATCATTTTTGCTTTTTTCTTATACTCAAGAATATCTTCTAATAAAGTTGCTCTTAATTGATATTCTTCTTTATCTTCTGGTGATGAACTGATTGATTCAACTTTGTTATATGAGAATTCTAATAATTGTTTTAATGTATCTTGATCTGTTGAAGCATCATCACTGTCAATGACTTTGTTATATTTTCCTTTTGATTTTTTATAAAGACCTTTATCTATTGCAGCATTAGTTGGTTTTACAGGTTCAAAATCTAACTTCTCAAATAAAACTATCTTTAATTGGTTAGAAGAATTTATATTAAATAACTTACCGGATTCATCAAGAGGTTCTGGAATAATAGGTTTTACTTGCTTAAAAATATTCTCTTCCAATTCTTCCATTCTATCTTTATATTCTTCAGCAGTTCTTGTAGCATATTCTCTATCAAAGTATACTCCTTCAATTTCAGCATCCATATAATGTTTTTGAAGAGGCATGTAAAAATCAAATAAGTATTGTTTTAATAATGCTGCTCCATGATATTTCTTTTCAAGTTTATCAATCTCTTCCATGCCTTCATTAAATATTCGTAATGTAGCATCAGCATCTTTTGCACCATAAATACCTAACTTATTTAATCCAATATCAGAATAGTTTTCAACTTCTTTCTTTTCTTCAGTAAGATTACTGTAGACTTCATTTTTGTATCCGGCTAAATCTGGATATCTTGCTGATAGAAAATCAAGCGATTTTTCTTTGTTTTCATTGATTATATATGTCATAATCATTGTATCACAATAGAAATTCTTTATTACTATTCCAAATTGAACTTGTAAGAAAGTAGCATCAAATTTACCATTATGCAATACTTTTTTGATCTTTTCATCTTCAAGTAAATCTTTCAAAAGTGAGATTACTTCATCGATGTCATCACCAAAAATGAAGTAGAATTGTTCATCTTCAAGGTATGCTAATTCCGGATCATGATCTACATATTCTTTTAAGATCTTGCCTTTAACATAGAGAGGTACATAAAAACCTTCTCCATGCTTATTTGAGAATGAAATACCAATTATGAAATCTTTATGAGAACCATATTCTCTTTCCTTATAACCTTTTCTTTTTTTATCTTTTATAGTTATAAATTCTTTATAATTAAAACCAGATGTTTCAATATCAGTTGATAGTAATTCGCTTTGCTTCATACTTAACATTAGAGACTTAAAATCATTAATATTATCAATAATTTTATATGTACCTTTTGGAATGTCAGGAGTAAATCCAATTAGCCTATTCTCCATTGAATCCATAAAAAGCTGAATTTTTAACTCATCATAAAATTTAGTACCAGGATTAAAAAATGAAGGGTGGTAAGTTATATAGAAAGATAAATTAAGTTCTGGTAAGAAGTTATAATCTTTTGATTCAAACTTTGTATTAAGATGACCATCCACTTTTAGTTTCTTTTTTGTCACTTGTTCAATAGCATTATTACCACATAGAATTAATATTGGAGGTTCTGCTCCAAGATTTGCATTTAGTTCTGTTATATGCATTATGAAATTTTCTAAATAAGGTCTACAATGATTTGAAGCATCTTTATTGAATTTACTCGATTCACCTCTACATAAATGTATAGAGGTAATTGCATAATTAGTCATCTCAAGGTCATTTAATGCTTGAATAAAATTTTGACCATCATTCCCTTTAGTGAGCATTAAAGCTTTTCCGACGTGTTGAACTAATGCTCCTTTATCAGTGATAAAAATAAACTCAATTGGAGAATCAACAGCATTAAGATTAAACCAAGAACCATATGAAGGAGAAAACTTATGGTATTTTGCATCTTTATAGAATGGACAGCCATCACAAACTGAAGGTTCTTCATCAAAATGAAATTCTGTGGGTTCAAATCCTAGTAAACTAAGGTATGATTCTTGAGCTTTTTCATTGATCTTTGCTTTATCTCTTCTAGATTGTTTTTCTTTTTCATAAGATTTATACTTATATTCTTTAAATGTTGATTTAAGTAAGTGAGGTAAATCATAGTAAAATTGTTGTGGAGTTCTCATATTAATCCTTGAATAGAACAATTATTTTATTAACTTAACAAATATAAATCATCAGTTAATCATTTTTGAGTTTTGACTATTTGTATGCAATCCTTTATTAAGCTGTATAGCTTTCCCAGCTTCAAATCCATGTTTTAATCCATTATTTGAAGATGAAGTTTGCATCTTTTTTTCTTTTTGGTCTTTTAATTGGGCATTAATTACTGCATCAATTTCAATATCTTCTCTCTTAATTAAAGAAGTCATTATATTTGATTCTGCCATCATTCTATTCTTTTCGTCTGTAAGTTTTTTATTAATCCCCATCACAGCTCCTTGAAGAAAAGATCTTATATAAGTATTTTTAGTATCACTAGTATTTGATAATGAATGAGTATTCCAAGAGGTTTTTGCTAGCTCTAATAATACAACTTCAAGATAACCAATTAAGTATTTAACTATTTCAATATTCACTCTTTTACCAAAAATCATTACTCCAAAAATAAAATTCTTTCTAGTGGAAAATACTACTTTACATAAATTATGTTTACTAATGATCATATATAGAAGTTGAACCCAATTACCTTCATTTTTACGTTTATTTTTAAATATTCCATCTTCAAATACAATACCTGGTAAAGCTGTTTCATCATATTCAATCTTTGATTTCTCTGAAAATTTAATTTCAGAAAGCTCTAAGTTATATTTAAGAAGAATTTCATTAATTCTGGCTGCAGCATTCTCTGCTTCATGAATTGAGCCTATTTTTTCTGCACCTTCTTTTAGATTCATTAATTTTTTTAATACATCGTAAATCTTTTTTGGTATTTGATCTTCAGACATCTTTATTTACCTTAGGCTGATTTAACCATTCATTAACTGTCATTTTTAAACTCTTCTATTATTTCAATGTATAGATTTTTAAACTTACAACAAGGAATTTTCGACAAATCAATAGTAGCAGACTTAACTACATGTTTTTGATTTTCAAAATTAATATAATAAATATAACTTATCTCTCCTAACTCATCAATTTTAGTTTCTTTTTCAAGAAAAGAATTTATTACTGTGATAGGTTTTTTATTCTTTATAACTACTACAAGATACCTTTTCACCTAGAACTACCTAATAAAAGATTAGTTATTGGGATAATTTGTTGCATAATAAAATTAGGATGAGCTTGAGAGATTTCATCAAGTACTCTGTTTCTTTCAGCAGATTGATATTCCTTAATATAATATATTTCTGTTACATTTGCAGTTACAAGTAATTTTAGACAATCTAAACAAGGTTGATGTGTTATATATGCTTTTAGTTGAGGATATCTTCTTGTTAGGTTAGCAACTGCTGCTACTTCAGCATGAGGACATCTTTTACAATGCCCATCAACCATTAAACAGCCTACATCTATACAATGAGCTGTGCCTTTTACTGATGAATTATATCCCACAGAAGCAATTCTATTATCATTTACTAAAACACAACCAACTTGTAATCTATTACAAGTTCCTCTTAATGCTGTTAATTGTGCAATAGCCATAAAATAATCCTGTCTTGTGATTCTACTCATTTTGAGTTCCTCATTGTGTTAAATAGTTTTTCTGGATCTTTGACTTTAGTATAAAAATTATTACCATCTATTATATTTTCTAATAAATCCATATTATTTTTTTCTTTATCAATTTCTACTCTTTCTTCATCAGTTAATAAAACTTCAAGTTTTGGGTGTGATTCAATAAGCATTAACATGTGGGAGAATTTTGTCAGATTTTTCATATTGTAGTTTTTGACAATTGACGTAGTCCTGTTTTTCCTTACCATATCCAAATTAATCTTAAAGCCATCAATAATATCAACTGGAATTTTTTCAATATTATCTGCTTTCTCAACACAATCTAGTATATCTGATTTAATAAATACTTCTTTCAAGAAGATTACTTTATCAATACTATCTAATGTTTCTATTTTATTTTTTGACTTTTTTAGATAATCATCAGGATCTAATCCATCTGGAAGTATTAATATATCAAAATCTAAACCTGCCATAATACATGACTTAGCAGAAAACATACAAGCTGTAAAACCTCCCTCATCTCCATCAAATAAAAATGTTACTTTATTAGTATATCTCCTTATAAGTCTTGCTTGTTCAATAGTTAATGCAGAACCAAAGATAGAAACCGTATTAAAATAATGTCTTTGATGCATTCTTATTTTCCCAAGAAAGCCCTCTACTAAATAGCAGTTTCCCATCTCAATAATAGATTTTCTTGCTTGAGGTAAACCAAATACCATTTCTCTCCTATTGAAGAAACGATTATTTTTAATATTTTTATATTTATCTTCACTGTCAATTAAAGTTCTGCCAGAAAATCCAATGGTACCAATGTTCGACGTAATAGGAATCATAATCCTGTTTGAAAATCTAGAAGGATTTATCTCGTTTACTGTTCCTGCATATTTTGAATCAATGAAGTTTAAATCTATCAACTGTTGTTTAAAATCTGGAAAAGCATTATAAAGAGCATAAAGATTTTCATTTGCATAGCCGAGTTTAAATTCAATAGCCATCTCATCGGGAATTTCTCTATCATCTAAAAACTTAATACCTCTTGGTAGATTGATCTGCTCGTGGTAATATTCAGTGATTTGATTAAGTAAATCTAGATCTCCAAGTTCAACTTCAATACCTGCAAGTTTTGCTACTCTTTTTATACTTTCTTGAAAATTAATTTTATCAATGTATTCTACAAACTTAAATACATCGCCACCTTTTTTACACCCAAAGCAATAAAAAAGTTGTTTAACACCATTTACACTAAAAGAGGGATTTTGATCTCCCTCATGGAATGGGCATTGTGCCCTCATGTCAGAATAGTTTGAGTCACGCTCAATCTTTATATATTGAGATATGATATCTTCAATCTTTACTTTATCTTTTAATTCTTTCGTGTTCAATTCTTATACTAATTTTAATAGGAAACCATTTAATAAAATTATAATAGAGTATTTTTAATTGAATAAATATAATTCTACGTTTATTTTTCTCTTCTTTCATAAGCATTTCTAATATACCTACGTATCCTATTCCCTCTAATTGATGTTGACCATAGCCTAGAAGTGCTAATTTTAGTTTGACTTTGTTTACTTTTAAACAAGTTTTCTCATCTTCAATCATACCTAAATATGTATTAACTACTCTGTTTGATTCCATTTTTCTTAGCCTTAAATAATAAATATTTATTAAATTTTCTTTTAACCTTCCAAGCAAAATATATTGCTGTTATGTTTTGAAAATAATGTAACCCTATAAATGATGCAAATGGAGAAGATGCTATCTCATATAATAAAAATTCAGAAACTTGCTCTTTTTGTTCTTGTGTCATAATTTATCTCCCAATTCTAAGAATCTTTTTGCAACATTAATCCAAGATAAGTTCTTAGACTGTTCTAATCCTTTTTGATGATAATCATACCAGTCAATATCATTGGTTAATAAATGTTTAACAGCATTTATAAAATTTTCTCTATGGTCTTTATTTTTTATCCAACCATCAACAATAATACCGGCATTTCCAACTCTTTCTCTCAAACAACCCCAATCTGAAGCAACTGCTGGAGTTCCTGCTGCTTGAGCTTCAATGGCTGTAATACAAAATGTTTCTAACCATGTGCAAGGATATAACCATAATTTACTAGACATATATTCTTTTGCAAGATCTTTCTGATTATGATATCCTCTATAAATTAATCCAGGTGTTTCTTTCCAATAATTTGGATGTTTTCTAATATTATCTGGATAGTATCCAAAAACATGTAATTCTAATCTATTATCCCATTTTTTTAGTTCTTCAAAAATGGGTATCAACTCAGTCATGCCTCTATCTGGATTACTTGAATATATTAATTTTGTAGGTATTCTTTCTACTTTTTGGTTAAATCTTGATAAATCTAAACCATTAGCAAAAATCTCCATTTTACTAGTAGGTATAAATGGATATGCAGCCGTAAAGAATCTATAATGATATCTTGATAACACTAAAAATTTATCAAAATAGTTTATATTAATAGGATTAATCCTGTTATAATAGTTTAAATCATGAGCCCAAAAATAAACTTTAGTCTTTGGATTCACAAATCTAAATTCTGGTAATCTTGACACTATTAAAGTATGTATTTCATTTATCTTTTCAAAAGCATCAAATTTCTCTATAGGTTCCCAAGCTACACCATCAATGATTTTTGGATTACCACAATTATTAAAAACATAAACTAAGTGACCTAATTTAGCAAGTTCTTTTGAAAGTTGTATTACTGCAATTTCAGATCCGCCAATTCCTTTCTCAGTGTTATCTGCGTCCCAAGTATGCCCAGCATCAGGTTTTACATAGAAAACTATTAACTGTTGTTTTCTTTTTACAACTTCATAAGTGTCTCTTTGAGCAGTTAAATATTCATACCTTGACCTAACATCATCATAAACTTCTAGATTAACTAATGGTTTAAAAAACTCAGATCCTTCTGAGAATCGACCAGTCTGATCATAACAACTACTTAAATATGCATATGCTTGATGTATTCCTGCATAAGCAGCTATTTTAAGATATGGAATAGCTTCTGCATATTTAATTTCATTAAAAAGCTTAATTCCGTTATTAAAATTAATAATTCCCCAATCTACCATTTGTCCTTGTAGTTTTTTTGATTTTAATTCAATGACTGCTTTTAAAGGTGTTTTATTTTCTGGTACAGGCATTGAATATCTTTCAATCAAAGTAGCACTTAATAGTTCTGCATTACCTTCATTAAATCTAATAGTATCAGTAGAATTGGTATATTTGTCAAGTATTGATAAATTACCAAACCTTTCAATCAAGAAATTGGTAAAATCATTAATGGGTATCGCTTTATCCGTTGATTTTCCAACCAAATGATTGATTTCCATAGTAGAATCTACTAATATTAAGAAATTTTCTCGTTCAGCAAATAATGCAAAATCTAAATCTAATCCGCCATGAAAGTAATTTAATTTTTTCCCTTTTAAACCTTTTAAGAAAGCTTTTACAAATGAATTTGACAAAACTGCAGATTGCAAATCAGAATATCTAGTGAGAAATATACCCTTTTGTGTAATTCTCTGGGGAGATATAAATCCATTAAGAGTGTCATTAACCTTTGTTGTGACTATACCAATATTATCAGCATGATTAATCAAATTTAAGAATTTATCTAAGTAATTATATTGTAAATCCAAAACACAATCACTATTTAAAAGCCAATATCCAGCATAATCTTCTTTACAGCTTAACCATTTTAATACAGTTTGATCGAATCCAAGATTACGGGTGCTAAGTTCAGTAGCTTCTGTCATCTTATTTGAAGAACTATTATCCCAAATAGTTAAATCAAACTTTGATTCATCAAATGTCTTAATTTGATTCATTAAGTTTTTTGTTAATTCTGGGGTTTCATAATTAATTACTAAAATTGCAATCTTATTTTTCATATTTTTTTCCTTAGATATTCAAGGTTTGCAGGATTTTGTTTGTCAATTGTATACCAGTCTGCTTTTCCTGTTCTTAAATCATGAGTATCTTTAAAATATCTTTTAAACATTTCTTTTATGTTCTCTAACCCATAATTTTCAACAGCATATTTTCTTATCTTTTCTGGATTAAGCTTCTCAGATGATTTACAAGCCCAGTAAATATCATTCATAGTTTTACATCTATAACCAGTTATTCCATGGAGGTTTGTTTCAACAAAAGCTCCATAGTCACTGGTAATAATTGGAGTACCACATAACATGGCTTCAATTGGAGCATGACCAAATGGCTCAACATATAGACTAAAATAGATTAGAGCTTTAGCTTTTGATAAGTATTTAACTTTTTGCTTAAGTGGTAATACTCCTACTTCAACTACATGATCAAATACTTTATATACTGAACCCGCTTGAATGTCAGGATCAAATATACTACCACCGCCTATAACTACAAGTTTTTTGCCTAATTGGTGAGTGACATCAATAGCAACTGATAAGCCTTTACCCCAAGTTTTCCTTCCCAAGAATACATAATAATCATCTTTCTCTGCTTCAAATGGGTAATCATCTACATTAAAATATGCTGGGATAACATAATCATAGTTGTTTGGAAAATATGAGGGAGAGTTTTTATTCCACCTATAGTAACAAGCTGTTGCCCATGTGTATGATTCAAAAATTCTATCCGGTAAATATGATCCACCATGTCCTATTCCAGGTTCAATACAAATACAATGAGATGCATAGACATCTGTGATAGGTCTAAAAGCATCCCCAAAGAAATTTAGAATAAAATCATGCTTTTTAACTCTTGACTCAAGACTTTCAATTGTATTCTTAATAAAAGCTTCAAAATCAAGACCTTCTTGATTAGTTAGATGGTCAAGAGCATTTTTATCTCTTTTGCCATGTATTTTATTATGCATGCTCTCAGAAACAACAGAAACAAATTCATCAATCTTCTCATCAATTTTGCTTCCTTCAACACCATAAACAATTACTTTATAGTCTAATTCTTTAAGCATCCTGCACATATAAATAATTTTAGTATTGAATGGATTATTAGGTGCTTCTTCCCATCCAAGTTTATAATCTGCTAAGCCTAATAGGTGAAACGTTGGTTTTTCTGGTTCTTTCAATTTTGTTTCAATAACTGAATTCACTATATACCCAACATGCCATGACATTTCATTGTTAGCAGCGGTTATAGTATCTGTAATAACCATACCTAGTTTTTCAAGATCCTCAATTGATATCTGGTTAATATGCTCAGATCCTTCATCTGCTGGATTTCCAGTAACTCCTGGCCACATATGTTCTTCTCTTGGTATAGTTATTAATAAAAGTCCATTATCAGATAACCAAGATTTAACTTTATTAATTGTCTCAGCTGGATTGATTAAATGTTCAATAATCTCTCCCATTATGATAACATCAAACTTTTCAAATGTTTTATATGTTTCAACATCTGCATTGATGTAGGGTAAAGCATATCTAAATTCTCCTAAGTGACATGCCTTTACATTTAATTCAAGACATTGAACTTTATTATAACCCAACATTTTAAGCTCATTTGAAAACAAACCAGACCAAGCTCCAATATCAAGAATTTTGATATCTTTACCTTTTACAGCACTAAGAGTTGATACTGCATTTTTTACAAAATCAAGTCTAGGTCTTATTAAAGGATTATTTGCTGAATCAAGCCATACATTCTCATTACCTCTATAATATTCTTTAACAATCTCTCTATTATGAGGGGTATTTATACCTTTCATTATCTCTGAAGTAGCTTTCTTGAATTGTTCAGTACTTATTTTATTCATTACTATTTCCTTTAATTTTTATTTATAATATCATTAATTGATTTAATTGATTTATTATCACTAACATTTTTTAAAATACCATATACCAAGCTTTCTAATGACATCTCTTTTTCAATTTGTGTAATGTAAACTAATCTTATTACTAGAAAAAGTGCTACTAATACATAATAAATTGTACTTATTACTGTAGATGGGTTAAACTTATCTAATATTAACCATGTTATCAATACTTGACTTAAATAAAAACCTTTCCGTATTGAATTACTCTTTAGCTTATATTCTGATATAATCTGGACATTATTTCTCATGACTCTTTTTCCAAATACTTTTTTACTTGTTTTAGAATATATTCACCAACTTGTGGTACAATACCTTTCCCTATCTGATCTAATACTTTATTTTCGCTTCCAATAAACAAGAAGTCTAAAGGTAGTCCCATAAGGCATGCTGATTCTCTTCCTGTAAGGAGTCTATGTTCCCAAGGATGTATGTACCTAGTTGCTGAAGACATGATAACTGGACCACATTTTGTTGAGTCCAGTCTTTTGTTGTTGATTCCTCCGTAGAGACCTTCTCCAGGACGAATACGAGACATTTTTTCAATTTTTTCTTCTGAATGTTTTGGAAAATGATCATTATGTAAAGTAACACCTTGTCTTCTAAGGTCATCAAGTTCTTCAAAGATAGGCCCAATAGATAGTTCAGCTCTATAATCTTTTTCTGGTGGTTCTAACATAAACCTAAAAGGAAATCTACTACCAATTGTAAATAGCCTATCTCTCACTTGAGGTATACCAACTTCAGTTGGGGTAATCCTATGCTCTTCAATATAATAATCATACAGAGGAACTTCTTCTTTTGAGATTTGATGCTTTAATATAAATCCAGCAGGAGTAGAATTAAATTGAACAAAGTTTTTCACAGAAGGTATATTTTCAAGAATGAATACTTTTGGTTTTCTAGCAATAATTTCTAATATAAATCTTACATATTCAAAATCTTGAAATTCTTTCATAGCCATAGTTTTTGCATTCTTGGAATTTCTAGAACTTGATGATATCTCTCCACAACTTGGACTTCCCCAAATAACATCAACTGGGTATTGATGAAAAGCTTCCAGTTCACTTGAATACATAATAGATTGAAAATTGCTACGGAAAGTTTTTATATTAAAATAAGGTCGTGGTTCTAGACCCCATCTAGCATTCATACCTGCCCAAAGTGCTCCTAAAATAGGAAAACCTGCTCCACAATAGATACTACCAAAAGAAACTTTCGATATTGGATGTGGTATTAATTCATCTTTAGTGCTTAGAATTTTACTCATTTCTAATACTTTTCCATAAGATTAAATAATTTATTAAATCTTTGATAGTATCATTTACTGATTCATTTGCAACAACTTTGTTTGGATTATTAGTTAATTCTCTTAATCTTGCAAGCTTAGTACCAATTAGTACTTTACAAGATTGCTCTTGTGTAACTCCAGCAAAATCACCGGAATATTTAAAATTAGAAAGACCATCAATCTCTGCAGCATAGTCATTCCCCTTTTTTCTTAATGTTTCCAAACACTCTGAAAAATCTGATTCCGCTAATTTAATTATGTCAGCAATTAACATTCTTTAACCTCTCTATAGTATAAGAAATAGCATTATGATTTATGTCACACCCAATGAAATCTATATTTAATTCTTTTGCAACAACAACAGAAGTTCCTGAACCAACAAAAGGATCAAAGAATACTCCATCACTTGGACAACTTGAGTCTATAATTGGATATAATAAAGATTTTGGCTTTTGAGTAGGGTAACCAGTTCTCTCTGTTTTATCATTTTGACCTAGAATTGAAATGGTCCATACATCGTCTAATATTTTACCTCTTTGATCATAATATTTTTCTTTATCATAACCTCTTGGTGCAGTTTCTGAATATGGTTGTCTTACATATTTAGAATCTGGGTTGAAATAATAGTTCTCAGTTTTTGTATATCTTAATATAGTATCATGTCTTTTTCCAAAATCTTTTTTCTTACGAGGTGCAGAATTATAGTACCATATTATTTCATTTCTGAAATTATGATCACCAAAAATACCATCAATAAGTATTCTTATCCAATGGGAAATGATTGAATCACAATGAAAGTATAATAAACCAGTTGGTTTAAGAACCCTATGCATTTCTATTAATCTTGGAGTATAGAATTCCAATATGTCTAATCTCACAGGTTTTAAATCTTTAAACTCCTTAAAATCTTTTCCAGTACCAAATAACACATCCCCATATATCAAATCTATACACTTACTTGGTAATTCTTTGAGTAAGTATAGATTATCACATTGATAAACTTGATTTACTAGGATTTCATTCATAAGAAATTATCTTATCATTACGTAAGAAATTTAATTCTCTCGCACTTAATTCATATTCCTTTTCATTTGGAATAAAATCTATTAAAACTTGACAGAAGTTAACAGAGTCATCTATTTTCAATAACTCAAAATCTTTCTTTTCTTTAATAAGTTGACGATCGTCTGCATTAAGATGGCCTCTTCTTAAATCTTCCATTTGTTCAGCTAATTTAGCTGCAACAGTTTGTAATAATACCATTTTTCTAGAAGCCATCTCTTTAATTCTAGAACCATTAATTGTTATTAGTATCGATTGAAAATTACTCATCCTATAACTCCTAAATCAATATTTCTTTCATAATTGTATTTAATCTCACTTGCTATATGAGCAGCAACTTGTACTGGTATACTTCTACCAATTAAATCCAGCTTTGTTGAAAAACTTATATGCCCAAATTGAAAATCTAATGGGAATCCTTGAAATGTAGCCGCTTCTCTTGGTGTAAGTACTCTATCATGCCAAGGATGTACATATTGAGTTTTTGATGATGCAATAACTGGGCAAATCTTTTCAGGATCTAATCTTTTATTATTTTGAGTTCCATAAAAACTATCACCTGGTAAGAGCTTATTAAAACCTTGTTTTCTTTCTTCAGAATGATTAGGATGTTCATCATCATATAATTTTCTATCTTTTCTTAAAAGATCTAATACAATTAAAACTTCTCCAGCTTTTTTACCAGCGAGCATTGTAGAAGGTTTAAGATACATAAAATCTAAATTCTTTAGCGAAAAGAAAATAAATAAACGTTTTCTAGACTGTGGCGTTCCATATATTTGTGAATCAACATTAACAATTTGAACACGATAATGATCTGGATATGAGAATGATTCTTTTGTTGATATACAATAAAGTTCATTATGCCTTACTTCAAAAAACCTAAGGAGAGAAGGTAAATATTCCATAACAATATATGGAGCATTTGTATAAAGTAATTTTACTAGAGCATGATAAAATTCAAAATCTTTAATGCCAAGAGTCTTTAAACTTGAACGATCCTTTCTTTTCACTCCTAATGCAGAAATTTGACTACAGGATGGAGATGATATTAAAACTGTTGGAGTAGGATAATTTACTAATCCATCATCAAAATCATTACTAATACTTATATTAGGGAAATTATCATAAAAAGCTACCTTACCTTTATGTATAAACTCTCTATTATCCACATTAAAAAGCACATTATAACCTTCTAATTGGAAGCCTAATAAATTACCTATGCCGCATTGAAAACCACCAACAGAAAATTTCATTGTTTCTCCATTAAATGAAGTGCTCTTACCCATTTATTTCCATCATAATACATGAATGAGTTTAATATTTCAGATTGATAAATATCTTCTTTGATTGCTTTCCTTTTACATGTTTTTAGTAAAGCTTCTTTACCTTCATAAGAGATTCTAAATCCATTATTTTTATCAAATACATAATATGAAGGCCAAACATATAAAAGATTTGAGTCAATATCATTAAATTGATAATAACTTGAGTCTTTATATTGAAGATTAGATTTATGAGACTTTACTAATTCATGTAAAAAATTCTGATTTTCTAACCAAAAGGGTTCTTTAAAATAAGCATGTCGTGCTGTATAACAATATTCTTCAAAGAAGCTCATATACTTATGTATAGTCTTTATAGCACTTTTTGATTGAAAAGCTTTACAACATTCAAAACCATATCTTGCTAAAAGATTCTCTGAGCTCATCCACATTTGAACCACAGGATGACTCAAATATCTACCAGTTCCTTTTATTAAAATTTGTAAGATTTGGTATGCTTCAAGAATTTGTTTATTTAAACGCTTATTATCAAGAAATTCTAAGCCTTTACATAAGTCTTTGAAATAGATAGTTTCAGCAAATTCTTTATCAGACAATAAAAAAGTTTGCATTATATACTCGGTATTTCTATATTTGAATTATCTGAATTATTTATTGAAATAATCTTAATACCCTCATTTTCAAGTACTTTAACTACTTCAAAATACATGGTTTGAATTTTTAATATTTCATCTAAACTGAAAAGTTTTTCTGTTCTGACAAGTTTTCTTCTCTCAATAGAGTTTGAATCAGCATATACAAAGAAAACTTTTACAAATGGATCTTTTAAAGCTTCCATTATATATGTTTTATCATATTCTCTTTCAAAGAAAGTACCATAAACAAGTGATGAAAGTAATGACCTATCAACTGCCACATTAATAAGTTCTCTTATTGGCCATATAGTAAGCCAAAAGAATTTTTGTAATTCTTCAATTAAATTTGTAAGTAAGAATTCTTTTGACATCCCCAATACATCAAAACGTTTTTTAATGAGTGGAATGTTATTCTTTTTTGAAAAGGCTTCAGCTAACGTTGTTTTTCCTGATAAATCTGAGCCTTCAAAGATATAAATCATGTAATTAATCCCTTAATTTTACAAAACAAATATAATTCAGCTTTGTTAGAGTAAAAGAATTTTAAATTCATTTATAATTTCAGACCCTTTTAATAAAGCATTTTTCTGATAAATATATATGAGAGCATTTGCATATTGTTGACCAAAGGAACTGAGTTCATGATTATGATAGTAAAAAAAGCCTTCACCTCTATCAAGTCTAAAAGCTATATTAGTTATTTCTAATCTTTCTTTCTCACCAAATCTCCAATCATCACAATAATCAAGGGAAGAGGTTTTTGATAATGCATTTAGAGTATTTTGCACACTACCTGTAACATCTCTTTTCTTTTGATAGTACCCAAATGAAGCATTAAAGTTAAAATTTCCTAATTCAATTCCTAATACAGAGGCTAAATATCTTTGTAGCATTGTGTGATGAAAAACATCATATGGTAATAGATTCATTATATCAACAGTACGCATATATACAGAACAATGTAACTTATTCTGAATTTTGAAGAAGTGAATATTTAATGTACAAGGCCTTCTATCCATTTCTTTTATGTAAAGATACTCAGGTTTCCACATTGTTAAAATAGCTTCTCGATCTGCTGAAAGTTTTAATTTTTTTAAGATGTGTGGAATTTGTATTGTATATTCCTCACCATAACTATAATGAAATTCTCCATTTTCTTTTTCAAGTTTTCTTTTCCAAGCAGGTCTAAAAGTCCATGCTGATCCAGGATTTTGCATTTCCTTTTCCTCAAAAGCCAACCTGTTTGCTAGTTCAACAAAAGCCCATGACCAGTTTTTCTTATGGTTAATTAATGATAAAACAGGATTTGTAATTGTAAAACTAATTGGAGTAATTGTCTTAGCTTTTGCCCACAAAATACCTTCGTCTAAAGTTTTTTGAAGAATCTTTATATAAATTTCTTGAAAATTATCTGATGTCATTTTTTCTCTTGAGTTTTAATTCTTAATCAAATAAATTGATGCAATTTAATAAATTATAAAACCTCATGTGGAAACTTCCGTGAAAAAAGTATATCTGCTTTTGTCATCAATTTATTGATATAATAACTTGAATAAGTTTCTAAAGCTTTATTAAATTCTAAACTTCTAAATAGCATTGATACAAATGATTTATTATTCATAATAATAGTATTTGTATCTTCAAAGAAGTAAAAACCTGCAGTAACATTATTTGAGACTATAACTTGCTTGTCTATAAATCGTTTATAGATTCCTTCAGACATATTTATCATGATGTTATATCTTTTGGTTGTTCATCTAATGATGGATCTATAATTGCTAATTCTGGAAAAGATCCGGTATTTTTGTACTCATCAATAAGATTAATAGTTACTTCTTCTAGTCTTGCTTTTAATTTGCTTAAATCAATAAAAACAGTTGATGGGATTGAAATAGCCATCGATTGAGAAAATTCTTGTCTCTGTACACCTTTTTGTTGAAAAATAACTGTGATCATGCTTTCATATTGGTCAACTGCTGTTCTTGCCATTTTAAACTCCTTTATAATTTAGGCCCTCAACTTAGAGGGCCTGTGCAAAAAATAACTCTACCAATCTATCTATACATTTCGATTATAGATAGTTTTTAAGTCATAAGATCTCCTTATGTTATTGGATAAATCTTTCCTCCATGAGAGCCACAATCTGGACTTATGCATTCACCTTTTGAGTTAACTTGTATGTATCCACCTTGTATTTTACAACCTTCGCATAATACAACTGGATATAATTCATTTTTATCATCTTCAGGAGTGCTTAAACCATAAAAATCATACTTAGTTGAATCCTCAAGAGGTTTAAATAATTTATCATGACATTGTTTACAAAAATCAGCCACTTAACCTCCCATAACCATAATCAACTAATTCTTTTACAGTGAAAAGATTTTCAACATCCCCCTCTGGTATAGAAATATCAAAAAGTGATTCACACTCCATTAGAATTTCTATAACATCTAGTGAATCAGCACCTAAATCATTTATTAAGTGTGAGCTTTCTGTAATTTCAGAAAAATGAACACCCAACTTATTCTCTAAGATACTCTTAAATTTCAAAAGTATAGCATCTCTTTCCAAAACAACCTCCTAATATTTAGATTCAATTCTAAACTGGTTTACGTTTGATTTTCTAAAGTAAAGATTAAGAATTTCAAGTGGTTCCATTATTTCAAGCATAAGAACAATATAAGCCTCATATGCTAATAAATAGTGTTTCTTGAATTTTGCTTCATCTGTTGGATATTGAGAGCATTTCCAAGGTTTATTCTTCAAACAATTCATTGTAATACCAAGTCTCAAAACAAAATCAGTAACAGCTTCATCAATACTTACAACCTCTTTAGCTTGATGTACTACTTTTTCAAGTGAAATATTAATATCAGTATGTTTTATACCTGAAAGTATACCCAATTCTGTTAAGAAATGTAAGCCATCTGCAAGTTCTTCTTTTGCATGTAAAAGTTGCTCATTTTGAGTTTCAACATTCTCACTATCATCAAACCATGCTTCAAGTGATTCTCCAATCTCCTCCATTGTTCTCCAAGCCATATCTTTCAATTGTGCTTGGCCTTTTCCATCATGAATATTGACTGGCATATCTTGAGTCCATCTTAAGCCATTCTGGTGTTCAAGAGGTGTATATTTTTGAGCTAATTGCTCTTGTCTATCAAAAATAAGTTCATATATCTTTGATAAGTGTTCTTCATTAAATTGATCTGGAAAATCATATACGTTCATTTTACTACTCCTGGTTTGGTAATTTATCACATTTTTCACATAAGACTAATGAATCATTATCAAGAATTTTTCCTTCTTTACCTTTAAATGATTCTACATATGTATGTCCACAACTTAATTCATACATATAATCTGTTTTCATACTACTGCAAAATTCTTCATTAGATACCTTTCCACAAATTCCTGAACTTCCACCATACATAAATCTTTTGACAGTTCTTAACATCTTATACCTGATTAATACTTTTTAATGTTAATATATTTATTTCATCTCTTAATTTTTGAAAGGCTTCTGTCAATTGTTGCTTTTCAATTTTAATATTTATACTTCTAGTAATAAATAATTCTATCTCTTGTGTAATCTTGCCTTTGTATATATACCCAAGAAATTTTTTATTCAAGTGCTTGCTAATCCTTACTTCAAAAAAACCATGTATTGGTTTTACATACCAACATACTTTACTCTCCCTAATTACCTCTGACATAACAATATATTTATCATCATCTTGTCCACCAGACCAATATAATAAGAATTCCTTGTCAGGATTTTTAAGCATATAGCTTAATACCAATTTTTCTTTTACTGCATCAAACATTTAATTATTAAACCGGGTTTCAATTTTTTCAGTTAACAAATTTAATACGTCTGTTTTTATTTTAAGATTGCTAAAATTCTCAATAAGATCAGAAGGACTAAAAGCTTTAATTTCAGAATCTCTTAATACCATGGAGAGTTTCAATCTGTCTGGATTTGGCATTTTAATATCTTCTCTTTCAAGATAATTAATTTTCACTTTTGGATTCTTTAAATCAACCAATTCTAGATTAAGCTTAATTCTTTGAAAATCTGCAGGAAATAATTGATTAAGTTTATTCATCAAATCTGGATGCTCATCAATCAATTTTGCTGTCTTGACCGGACCAAATCCATATAATCCAATAATGTTATCAGATTTATCACCAACAATAGCAAGATATTTTGGTATATCTGCTTTTGATACTCCAAATTCTTCCATTACCATTTGTTCATTATATTTTATAAGTCCTTTCTTACCGGGTCTAACAATATTTATATTTTTACTCTCATCCATTAATGAAAGTAAATCTTTATCTCCAGATATAACTGTGATATCTCTACTAAACTTTTTTACTATAAAGGCAATTATGTCATCTGCTTCATAAGTTAATTTATCAATTTGAACTATTCCACAATGCGTTAGTACTTCCTTTAGTATCCTAAAAGACTCTTCAATACGCATTTTTTCAAATTCTTCATTTTCCTTTCTGGATTCTTTATATGCAGGATAATATATCTTTCTCCAATAGGGTTTTTTGTCCCAAGTAATTACAATACTAGAGCCAAACCTATTAGCATAAGAATTAAGGATAGATAAAAACCCATATAACATACCCGTAGGTGCGCCACCACTTGATTCAAATTGAATAAAAGTATGGTATGCTCTATAAGCAAGATTAGAACCGTCAATAACTGTTATCATTGCTGCGCCTTTATAATTTTCAAGTAGCGTTTTCCATCAAGCATAGTATCTTCAATTAGGTTTTTCATGGTTAATTCTTCAATAACTTTTCTCAATCTTGTTCTTGGAGATTGACCATATTTACTATATTCAAACTTGACATCTACAGTATCATATAGCTCTTTATAAAAGATACCATTCTTACTTTCAAATATAGTTTTTACTATAAATGATTTTTTTGATTCTGTTGGATTCTCTTTATTTCTTTGAATTGAATATTTTACATTCTTCATTAGTTGAAATTCATTTACCATATTCATGTATTTTGAATATACTAAATCTAAGAAAGGTTCCCCATCTTCAATATGATCAGGCATTTCTAAATCAAATTCCTCTTTTACTAAAGCAAGTCTCTGAGAAAAAGGTAAATCATAGTTTAGAACACATCTTCTAAAATCCTCTTTCCCAATTATTTTTACTGAATTATTATCAGTAGACATAATAAATCCTTTTTATTTATTTACAAATATAATATATCATTGATTTTTATTTCCTTGTTCCATTAATTTTTTATGATATTGAAACTTATAGTCTCTTAAAAGATTTCTAGCCTCAATCCAAGTTGGATCCTTACTATCAACTAATTCTTTAATCTTTTGACTAACAAGTTCTACTAACCATTTGGTTATTGGGGGTTTTCTATCAACTTTTTCTGTTCTATATGTGAGCATTAAATATAAAGCAAAAGTTTGAAATGCTTCTACATTCATTTTGGGTATATTAACTTTAAGTTGATGATATCTTTCATTCTTCTTTCTGTTGGTTCTTAAGCCAATTCCACTAATAAAAAATGATTCTATACCTTTCTTTTCAAGTAAAAATTTATCAATGTCTTGTTCAAATTCATTCTTAGTATTAATTTTTCTTTTATTCTCCATCTATAATTCTCCATTAAAAAACTTATTTATATAATCAATAAAGTCTTCCTCAGTTTCAACAATTTTAATTATTGATGCTTTAGTCTTTTTATAAATATCTAGTCTTTCCTCAGAATGTTTTCTTAAATGTCCTACTTTTGTAATCCATTTATATTCTTCTTTTTGAATCTTATTAACTCCATCATCATCATAAGTGTCAATAAGCAATACTTTACCTTTAGTCTTAGTAACTCTTGCTCCTCTTCCTTTTTCTTGTACAACTAACCTCTCTGATTTTTTAGCAGAACCTCTTACAATAGCATCAACACTTGGGATATTGAGACCTTCTTTTCCCACAGTTAATACTATATTATTGATTTCCTTATTTTCTAGCTGAGTATATATTCTTTTTCTTTCTTTTAATTTAGTATCACCCGTTACTTCAATAATCTCATCGCTTATCTGCCTTAATAAATCTAACTGGAATTTTTTACTATCAATCATTAACAAGCTTGTTCCATCATGTTGATTAATAGTCTGAATAGCTTTTAAAAGCATATAATTTCTATTTTCATTTAAATAAATATTATTCTTTGTGGCTTCTTTCTCATCTTCATAGAAAGGAACTTTATGCTTATAGATTAATATATAAGGTTTTGCCAATCTACCAATTGATATTAAATAATCTTCATCAATTTGTATTAGCTTTTTACCACAGACAGCTTGAATGAATAATTCACTTTCTTCTGGAGTTGCTGAAAAACCAAATCTATTCTCAGCAGGACAAGCCATTGCAATTTTATAGTAACCAGTGTATCCTTGAGGAATTCTTCTAATAATCCTTCCACCTTTCTTTATAATTTTTGCTTTAGTAAAATTAGCATGATGTGCTTCATCTAACATAATTGTATTAAATTGTTCTAACCAGCCATTAGAAACTAATTCATCAAATGAAGAATCGAGTGTATCAACACTAGCAACTTTAATTCTGCTTTGAGAAGCATAAATAGATTCTTTACCAATGATAAAATCAATATCTTCATTTAATGCATTAAATATATCAAATCCTATTTGTTCAACTAAATCAATACTGGGTACTATAACAAGTGCTTTACCTTTGAAATGTCCTAGCAACGTAGCAATAATAGTAGTTTTTCCTCCTCCAGTAGCAATATGATAATAACCTCTTCTATTTTCAATCCCAATATCAATAGCTAGTTTTTGTTTATCATAAAAATCATAATCAAATTTAGCGTGTTGTTCCTCAATTATATCCTTATAATTTCTTTCATCAATTATATTTAATTCAATTGATTCTGGTACTTCTTCAACAACTTTGTTAAACAAGCCTGTAGGAAATTTTCTTAAATTCAAATTTGCTAAACATAAAGATTTATCTTGATGGATTATCTCTCCATTACCTCTGTGAAATGCAGAATACTCAAATTTACATGCTTGTTGCACATAGTTATACATCTCATATGGATTCTCTTCTTTATTAATAGAGAAATAAGTATAATTATGTTGTATTCTTAGATTCATGATAATGACTTAGTGATATAATCTATAAATTTAGAATTTATAGAAGAAGTATTAATATCAACATTATGAAACATTGCTCTTATCTTTTTCATAGGTTTTGCAATACCATTTCGTCTACTATAACCAATGATTTTTGCGATAGTTTCTCTTTTCATGTTTGGAAACATAAGTTTTAATTGAAAGATATTACCAATTTTTTGACCAGACTTCCCTCTAAAAACTCCTTGTATTTCTTTTATAAATTTTATAAGTGTACCATCTGATACATAAACCCTAATATCAAAATCCATTGGAACTTCAATCTCAATATCATAATTTTCAATTTCTAAATTTGGGTCCATATGAGAATTTATAACCATACCTGATTTTTTAAAAATTGAAATAATTTCTTTAACCACTGCTTGTTTTACAAGCATATATATCCATGCGTGTGGAGAGTTATTTTTTAATGGATTATATGTTTTTAATGCTTTTATATAACCAAAATAGGCAATAGATTCAAAATCTTCTTTTAATAATATTCCTGATTTATCCTCATAATACTTTAAATACCAAGATCTTTTTAGTTTATAAAAGTAGTAACATAATTCTTTATCAGTTACTTTACCTTCTTGATATTTTGCACAAAATTTAACTAATTCCTCATTTTCTATCATTTTGAGTCTCAATATTAGAAGATGGTTGACTTAGACCTTTTTTCTTAATACCTTGATTACTTGGATCTTTTGAAATAAATTTTCCTATGTCTTCTTGGAAAGGAATATCCATCTCAAATAATGGCCCATTATTTTGTTTTGCAATGATCCATGTAATGTTTGATTCTACTAATTTTCTATCATGAGCTTTTGGATAATGTAAAAAGAATACTGTTCTTGCAACTTCTTCATATGCTCCAGAATCTTTTAAATCAGATAGTTGTGGAATCATACTCTTTCTTTTAGTAAGATCTCTATTTAATTGTACTATAACACAAATATGTATATTTAATTCTTTTGCAATAGCAAGCATCTCAGTTAAACACTTTGTTACTTGTTGAGCTTTATTTGATGTACTATTTACAACATCTTTTATTCTATCAAATAAATCAAAGAATGCAATTTCAATACCTTTTCTCTTTAGCATTCTTAATTCACTTTTTATCTCAGCGAGAGATTTACTTATACCTTCAATTAAATGGTAATTCCAAGTAGCAATCTTTTCTCTTGCTTCCATTAATTTTATCTTTCTAAAATCTGTATCTTCCCATATGTGGCAATCTACAATAAATTGACCAGGTATCCCACTGACTAAAGATTCTAGTCTATCAGATTCAACTTCCATTGTTTGCTCAAGAGCATAGTTTACTACACCTACTCCTTGCTCACACATATTTTTAATTAGATTAGTTTTTAGGGCAGATTTACCATTTGAGGGTCTTGCAGCAATTACTGATATTTCCCCCCTTGATATTTTATAGGTTAAAATATTATCAATTTCTTCAAAGCCTGTAAGAATCCATTTTCTTTCTCTTTTTTCTTTATCCTGTTGAGCTCTAAACTCAAGATAGTTTGTACCTGAGACTACATTTGATGAATAAGTCTTTGTATCAAAAACTGAATCAATATCTCTTATAATAGTATCAAAAGAAGTATTATCATTATTAAGCCTTTTTGATACTTCTTTTAATTTTTGATCTGTAATTCTTCTGTTCTTCTTATCATGTAAAATCTCAATAATAGAATCAAACTTCTCTTCAACATAGAATTTGTCTTCAATATTGAATAGTTCTTCAAGACTCAAAGGTTTTCCCATATTCTCAAGCATTGAATTTACTGAGAATATATCAACTTCTTTTTGCTGCTCAATAACTTTTCTAATTGCTCTAAATACTACGATAAAATTTGGATTTGCAAAATCTCCATCATCTAATTCACCAATTCCTTTGAATGCAGCTTCTCGGCTATTAAGCATTAAACCAACTGCTAATTGCTCGGATAAAAAATCTTCAATCATATTGTGCCCTTGGACTTGATCAGGATGTTTAATGAGTGGTTTGAGATTAATTTCTGTAAAGATTTAGGGGCAAATTCCCAATCTTCACTTGATGGGACATTTAGTATGATTAATTTTGTCTGATTATAAATAGTCTCAATATAATTATTTAATGCTTCTTTTTGTATATTATTATATAATGAAAATTCTAAATTGTCAAGAAGCCTCATATCATATGTAGATCGACTTAATTCTCTTATGCTGTCATACTGCCAACTATTTGTTATTCTTACGCATTTAGTACGTATGAATTTACTTTCCATAAAGGTAGTAATCAAGTAATTATAGATTAAATTTCCAATAAATGTATCACCTGTAAAAGATATGATTTTTGGGTCTACATCTGGAAAACTATTAATTACTTTATTTAATGCTTCCAAGCTGGCTTCACTTAATGAAGATTCAATAAGTGATGGATCAGTTAAATTAAGGTACCTTAAATTCCAGTCTTCTTCATATTTTTTAAGACCATCTGTCATAAAAATTTAATCCCATGAGAATTAGAAGTTCTATTTGCTGCTTTAATCTGTACTAAGCCTTTAAAGAAATTTTTCTGGAGAGTAGTACAATCAATAATAACTTTCTGCCAGAAATTTGTGTGGCTTGTAAAATAATCAACTACTTTTTGATATTCTTCCAATGATACAGAAGGATTAGCTTTCACAAGAGTAAATATTTTTCTTATCTCACTATTTCTATCTTTAGTAGTGAGATATACTTCTCTTATATTTTTTTCCTTTAATTTTAAATACAAATATTCAACTACATCAATTGCCAAGATAAACTTTGGATCTTTCATCAATTCTGCTTGCTCTTTCTTTCTTTGTTTTCTACGCTCTGTTTTAGTTGTGCATTTGATTTTTGAAGTAGCAGGTATACTTAACTGTTCTAGTTTTTTAGTATATATATTCTGAGGTATATATACTTGCTCTATCAATCCTTCAATAGTAGTTAAATCATTTTCAAATATAGTAGATTGCATATCAATAATTTGATCATTTGTCCAATCTTCAACATGAAAAGATACAAATCCAGAAGGGAATAAAACACCTAATTCATTTTTATTAATATTATATTCAAAGTGTTCTGCTGCTTCAAGTTTATTTAATAGAAAAAATACTTGTTGATGGCTACCATCAAATGATTTCTTAATAACATTTAAATTAAATTGTGAGGATATATTGCTGCGACAAAGAAAGAGGTAGAATAAAAGTTTAGCCTCTGAATTACTCAGACTAGTAAATTGTTCTGGTGAAATTATATTAATCATATTGAAAATTTACTCCAAAATTGATGTGACAAAATTAAACAATCAGTTACTCCATTGGTGCGAAATTAATTGAATCCAGAAGAATATAAGATATTGTTTGAAGAATTAGTTTCACTACTAAATGATCCAGAATTTAACTTATGGTTAAAATCTCAGGAGAATGAAGATAATTTTACAGATTGTATAGAAACACTATCAAATATGATTGAAAACTATAAAAGAGATAAGGTTAATTAATGGATGAGAAAGAGATTAAAATAACGTCCAATACCCCTGTTGAGCAACTTATAGAAAAAATTGCTTTAGGCGAACTCCAATTAGAGGGTAGAGGTTATATCAATAAAAACTCCGGAGTTGTAGGATTGATGATATATGTAAAGGATTCTCCCAGTGAAATAATTGATATCTACTATGAAAATTATCTTGAATCTGATGGAAAGCTACTTAAGATTGGTGGCTAATAATCTCAATAAAATAAAGTATACTCAGAGTTGCGGAAAATTCCAATATATTTAACTAAAAAGCTATTTAACTTATTTTAGTTTTAAATTATTAACCTTATTTATATATAATATATTAGGATTTTCGAACTCGGTGTTCTTCAAATTGAGAGTTTTAAACTTTTTACAGATTGATTTTTGAACCGCCAGAAAAAGTCAAAACACACAAGTTACTTTTGACTTGTTATATGACATATTCACTAATGAAGTCAACGGTTCAACGGGTGTTTTTAAATTAAATTTGAATTAAATTATGGTAAACAAGATCTTAACATTTATATTATTAACATTCTGATATAAAATATAAAAGCAACTACGGGCGAGCGCATTGGAAAGAAGTTTATTTATTAGAATATTTTGATTATCAATTATTTCACTAATAAGATACATTTTATATTTTATCAATAAAGTATGGTTCTAAAAATTTTTCACATCAAAAAATAAAAGATGTAATATATTTGTTGTCTCAAATAATAAATTAATTTCAACCACTAAAAGGAGCCAAACAAATGGCAGAAGTAAAAACAGAATCCGTTGCAACAGAAACTGCAGTAGTAGATCCAACACAAGGTGAATTGCTTTGTGGTAAATTAGATGAAATTACTGAACAGTTGAAAACAGATATTATTCGCTTTTTTGATAAGGGTATGAAAGCTCCAGGCAAAAGAGTAAATACTGGCAGTTCTGCAATGACCAAATTCATGAAGGAACTTAGAGCTGCTTTAAGAGAGAAACGCGAAACAATTGCATCTGCACCTCAAGCTTAATATTCTTCTAAATATTCTTAGTCTAGAAATGCCAGAATTTATTTTCTGGCATTTCTGTATTAATGATGAATTATATTTGTTGAATAAAAATAAATAATTGATATGGCAAAAAAAGAAAATTTCTCTTTTAAAAAAATTAAACATATAGGTAGATGGAAATCATTTGAACCTGAGACTCATGATATTAAATTAGGTGGACTGAAGATAGGGTATATACAAGTACAAAGAACTTTTGCTAGATCTCATCCTGATGATGGTATGCATAAGATACATTTCTATGTAAAGGATGAAAATATAACTAAGAGGAATATAACTCTTAAAATATCTTTTAATAGTAGTATTGATGCTAAGAATTTCATTCTACGTAATGTAGAAAAGTTGAAAACTAAATTTGATTTTTATAAATGTCCTAAAGAGAAAATATATGAAAACTAGAAAACAAATATTTATGGAAATTGCAATAATTGTATTTATAATTATTGTTATCTTTTCTTTCTTTGGTACTACATTTCAATATAGAGAATGGTATCATAATACTTCTGCATCTATTACAAATACACATATAATTAATACGGGCAAGTTTAATGATGAATTATATCGTGTAATGGATTTTCAAACTGGAAAAATTATATATGTAATTGCTAATTCATCTAATGGATCAATATCAATAGCTGTCACAGATATGAGACAAAAATGAACCCTTTTAAACTGGATAATCCTATTTCTAGATTATTTAATCAAAGGTACCCTGATTTTTGTAAGCTTAATTTTAATTTAGGCTTATTGATTGATGATTATAAAAAGAATATATCTTATGGTCCACATAATGATAATTATATAATCAAATTAGAATGGATATCAGAGAATATTGGTGAGTATAATATTTTCTATAAAGGAGTAGAAATTTTTTCGTGGACTATCTATACTGACAATAAAACTGATGATGGTATGGGTATATGTGTGCCTAAGTTTGAATTTAATATCAATTTAGAAGGCTCCAGAGAACTATTTGAGTACATTAATAAAGATTCGGGTGAAAGAAAAATCCCAAATAAATATTATAATGTTGATATTAATAAGACAGCTTTATTTGTAGAACAAATAATTAGCTTTTTATTAAAAAAATTAGATCTTAGACTAAAGATTGAAAAAGCTCAAGAAGCTTATAATCAAAAAGAATTAGTTAAACAACATTTAAATAGATTCAACAAATCAATAGAAGTTTTATCTTCTAAAATAGGAGTCTAAATGGATTTAAAAACAATTGGATTAGTCTTTGATGATCTTTCAAAGATATCATCAACAAATGCAAAGAAAGATTTAATAAATCTTTATAAAAATGATGAAGATCTTAAATTGATTTTTCGTTTTGCATATGATCCATATATTAAGTTTTATGTAGCAAAAGTAGTATTAATTAGTGAAATTAATGCTTGTAAGTTACTGTACACTGTAGATGACTTAATGGATCAATTGCAACCACTACATGACAGAGTCATAACAGGTAATCAAGCTAGAGAACATGTGGAAAATATTTATACTGGATTACCTTTTGAGTTTAGACCATATCTTGAAAAAATCCTAAAGAAAGATCTTAAAATTGGTGTAGGAATTGGTCTTATAAATGATATTTGGCCTGATTGGATTCCTGAATTTAAATTAGGTTTATGTGAGAGGTTCAAGAAAGTAAAACCTAAATTCCCTCTTTTGATTGAACCAAAAATTGATGGGGTAAGGGCTCTCATATTCATTAATCCAGATGGAAACATTGAAATCAAAGCTAGAAGCGGAATTCCATATACAAATTTCAAAGTAATTGAACAAGAAACTAGAACTTTATGGGAATCATTTTATGACAGAGAAAAAGAGTTTTATAAAAATGGAGTTGTTTTAGATGGTGAGATTCAAGATAAAACATTTAATGGTATTATGAATAATGCAAGACGTATTCATGATGTACAATGTGATGAGGCAGTATTCAAATTATGGGACATTCTTCCTTTAGAAGAGTTTTTAGAAGAAAAATGTACCCATAAATTAAAAGATAGAAAAAATAGACTCAATGAATTCTTATTTGATGATGGAGAACCTTTAATGGCACCTCACTTAGTTACACTTCCATATGGTGAAGTTAACAGCATGGATGATGTAATTAAGTCTTTTGAATATTGGAAAGGTGAAGTTGGGGAGGAGGGAGTCATTTGTAAAGACTCAAACTCAATGTACATGTATTCAGCGGGTTCAAAGAGAGGAGGAAAACAAGCAACTTGGTGGAAGTTCAAAATTCAAGACTATGATGAAGTAATGGGCAACACAAATGAAAGTGAATATATTGTTAAGATTTTAGATGCTTATTTAGGTGAAAAAGGTACTAAAAATGAAGATAGATTAGGTGGGTTTACCTATGAAGCTGAAATACCACTAGTCGATGAAGATATTGCTATTGAAGAGAAAACAGTAAAAATATCTGGTAAGTGTGGAGGAGGGTTTGAAGATAAAGAAAGAAATGATTTTTGGAAAAGAAAAGATGAATTAATAGGTCAATTTATAGAAGTAGTTTCTCAAGAAATTACTATTAACAAACAAGGTACGCATTCATTAAGATTTCCTATTTTTAAAAGATTTAGACCAGATTGTATAAAAACTGGAAGAGGATAAAATGAAAATACTTTATATAGGTCTTGATAAGTCATTAAATACAGATAAAGAATTTCATTTCTTCGGTCAAGATATAAAGAACTATTGGTGAAATGATGATTGAAGATATTATTACATTAAACAGTTTTGCAGATGCTCAAAGATATAAATTTAGACTTAAGAAAGTTAATAGAGATGCCGGTGAATATAGATTAGTTTGTGCTAATACTGGTATACTACTCATACATGGTAATATTCTCTGGATTAAGTCTCAAATTAAAAAGATGAATCTTAATATTATAAATAAATCATATGTATATGTTGGTATTTATTTATATTGGAAATATTTAAAAAAGAAAGCTAAAAAACTTCAAGGATGATTATGGAATGGAGAGATTCAAAACTATATATATATCATCAAATTGGTCACATTATTGTGCTAGGTGTAGACCCTAATAAAAAAGCAGAAGGCAAAGCACTAAAGGTTTCAAGTTATTTGAAAGAAGTATTTGCTCAGAATCCAGGACTTAGAGCTCAATATAATGTAGATATTTTATCAGGTGATTTTCATCAATATTATAAAGAACACAACATAATCCTGTTACCTTGTAAGTCTACTCAAAGAAATAAATCTGACTTCTCTGTAATTCAAGAATCAATTTTATGGTTAAGAGCTTGGGGAGATAAGAACTTTGATGATCTAGAAGCAAGAGGTAAAAAAGTCTTTGTGCCTTTAATTGGTACTGGTAAGCAAGGAGTCAATCCAGGAGATGTACAAAGGTTTATGGAGGCAACTCTGAAAAATGCAAGGATCATTGGAGTAATCTAGCCTTCACGTATAGTTTAAAAATCCAAATAACTATATCTCACATATTAATTGAGCAAAATATAATATTTTCAAGTATCAAAGAGATATTATATTTGTAATTCAATTAAAAATATTCAATTAAGGGATTAAATGAGATTAATACCTCTAATGTTTACATTATTAATGCTTCAAGTAATTCTACCTTTATTTGCACTATTTATATTTTTTTGTTTAGGATGTTTTGTTTATTTAATTTATACCCTTTCCAGAGGAAAAATATGACTAAATTTCTTGTTTTTACTGAGGATAATATTGAGATTTCAAAAGTTAAAGATTTAGCACCATCTTATTTTATTGGTTTACCTGAGGGAAAAGAAGATTCAATTGAGAATTATCTTGTTGGTGAAACTTTTCCTTATTTTAAATTTATAAATCTTGAAAATGGCTTAGTTATAAATACTGCAGAATGCTTGAAAAAATTTAAAGAATTCCAAATTTGTTTTAGGAGTACTAGTAATGTAATCTTTGACTCAAAAAACCAAAGGCCCGATATAGACTTTTTAACATATTGGGCAATGTTTGTTGAACATAAAAAAGGTACTTTTTCATTAAATGAATTTCTTGATACTCACAGCTTGTTAAGAGATAAAGATTAATTTTGCAGAACAGAATAGAAAGAAGCTTTATATTTGTTTATCAAATTTTTATTTCAATGAGAAATAAAAAATCAATTAATAACTAAAAGGAGCCAAACAAATGGCAAAATTAGCAGGATTAAAAGCAAAAGACGCTGCAGTTGCAACGGATGCAGCAGCTGGTCAAGTTGCCTCACAAGATGCAGCAGCAGCCGCAGTAGAAACAAAACCAAAGAAAGAAAAAAAGGTTAAAGAAGACAAGCCGAAGAAAACTGAAGAAGAACTCAAGGCAATGCGACTTGCAAATCTTAAACCTCGTACAAAATCTCCGGAACAAGCAGCAGCAGACGAAGCATTGTTAAATGCATTGAAGGACGTTCTTACAAAAAATCCTGACGGTCTCGGAACTGAAGAAATTTTGAAATCAATTAGCTCAACGCCAATTGAACAATTGAAAGCAGAAAAATTTGATCGAAAAGTTCGCGGAATGTTGAGAGATCAGCTTCATTGCACAAAGACTCAGACTCAAGGTTCAAACAAAAAAGTCTACAAATTACCGGTTGCATAAATATCCCATGTCATGATTTAAGCCCATTCAAGAAATACTCATAACAGAGAAAGTATTGAATGGGCTTATGTCGTATTAGGGAACAATTAATCATTTGAGGAAGATATGGGAATAGATACAACAAATGATATTGCTGGACGTCCAAAATTTTTACAAGAATTGTTTAATAAATCTAAAAATGTTGATGGTTCAAGATATAAAGTAATTGAGGGGAAAAGATTAAATAATAAAGTATTCCAGACTTCATTGGGTTCGCAAAAGCTAGAACAAATTGATATCATATGGAAGCAAAATAATCCTCACTTAAAAAAGCTTGATGCAGCATTAAGAGAACTTGAAAAGAAATGGGAAGAAGAAACTGATCTTACAAAAAAAGAAATTTTATTCTATAAATATGAATTAGAAGTGGAATCTTTTTTTGAACCTGGAATTGAGTTGGATGAATTTGAATTAAAATCTGTTGATGACATTAAACGCCATATACTAGAATTAGAAAGGGCTTTAAAAGATCGCTGACAAGAAGCATTATATTTGTTTTGTCAATTTTATTTTATTAACAAAACAAGGTCGGGAGGCCTAATTAAAAATGGCAAAATTATCAGGTTTAAGGTTAAGCAATGGAGAAACAGTTAAACAAAAGGCTGATGCTCCAGTTGAATCTACGCAAATTGAAAAAACAGAGACTGTTGTTCCAGTTGAACAAACAAAATCAGCTGTTAAATCATTGAAACAAGTTGAAACTGCTCCTGCTGATTTAAAGACGCAGAAAGCTTCAAAAGGCGATTCAATCTTTGAAAAATTCTTTGAAATTGTTTCTGATGGAAAGCCCCACAAAATTAAAGATCTACTTGATACCTTTTCTCTTCCCCATACAAGTTCAGGTAGAGAAAAACTTCGTCAATGCAAGAGAAAAATTGAAACATCTGGTGGCTCATTTAAAGATGAGATTGTTGAAAATGCAAAAGCAATTTCTCTTATTATCCCTACAGAAGTTGTAGCAAATTAATGAAAGGGACTCAGGTCCCTTTCCTGGTTTATGAAAGATAAATTTAAGCATTCATTATCAAAGCTAGATGTAAAGAGTATTGTAACTGAATTTAATTTAGATTTAGAAGGAAGTGTACAAGTTGAGATTGATGGTAAACAAAAGGTTATATCTCTTCAAGAGAATTTAAATCTTTATAAATGTGATGTAAAAGGATATGAATTCTCAACAAGAGCAGTAAATCGTAGAAGAGCAATTCAAAATTTTAAGAAATTAACTAGGAAATCTTTTGGTAAGCAAGTTATACCAATTGAAGTTTTTATCTTCTTGGATGATAAATGGCAAATAGCAAAGTAAAAAAAGAATTTACTGGTGTTGCTCATCAAAGTAAAGAAATTGAAATGAGTGACAGTACCAAGATAAAACTTACAATAATGGAATTAAGTAATAAGTTTTATCTTGATATTAGGTTATATACTCTTTCTGAAACAGGTACTTGGCTGCCAACAAAAAAAGGGGTTTGGATATCATTAAATACAGTTGATTTTAAAGTTGAGGAGGTATTTGAATTAGGTAAAGAACTAATACAGGAATTTAGAAATGGGAGATAAACATAAATACATTTTTAAATGTAAATGTCTAGTCAAAATTAAAAAAGGTGAGCCCATCTCTTTTAAAGAAAAATCAAAATCTATTAATGTATTTAGAAATGGGAGATAAACATAAATACATTTTTAAATGTAAATGTCTAGTCAAAATTAAAAAAGGTGAGCCCATCTCTTTTAAAGAAAAATCAAAATCTATTAATGTATTTAGAAATTTTGGCATACAAGATATAAATGGTTTTGCTATAAGAGACTTAGCTGAAGGTGAAATTGTTGAATTTAATCGTTATATAAATACTAAAGACTTCATAGTTAAAGGAGAAGAATATGAGGATTTACAAAAATCTTTACGAGACAGTGAAAGAAACACAAAGAAACTTATTCGAAATGGGTCAAGAGGTTAGACTTAAGTCATTTCAGAACAAAAAACTTGACACACCTGAACTTGTTGAGAAGTATACTACTAAAGAAATTCAAGGAGAAACATTCTCAATACTAGACCCATTAGCTGAAGTTAAAAAGGCTTATGCTTTTATCTATAAAGATTCAATAGAACAACCAGATAACGTTCTTGCATGGGCCAATGTTGAGTTTCTTGAAAGAGTAGATGAATCAGCTATTAGTCCCAATCCTGGTGAAGCTTGGAAATTACGTCGGTATGTTTGGGAACCAATTATGGTTAATGGTCGTTTTGAATATACTTACAATGAGCGCTTCTTCCGTAATAATCTTCTGCTTCGTATTATTAATCAACTTGTATTAGATAGGAATTCAAGACGTCAAGTATTAAATATCTATTCAAGTGATCTTGACCAAGACATGAATGAACAAACTGGACGGGTTTCTTGTTCTTTAGATTATTCTTGGTTGATTCGTGATAATAAATTGATTATGTTTTATCACATGAGGAGTTGTGATTTTTACACGCATTTTATCAATGACATGTACCTTGCTGGAAAATTAAATGATTGGGTAACTAAAAGAATTAATGATCAACTAGTTGATGGAGTGCCAATTGAACCCGGTAAACTTATTGTTCTTATTAATAGTTTACATGCTTATAGATCATATATGATAGATCGTAATATATTTTAAGTTTGACCAATTCGAATTGGTCAAAAGTGATGAACACGTAGTGTCACTCTAAACGTCTTTAAAACCGCTTACATAACGGACTCCAAGACAAACACGTGATTCTTTTTGCATTATTCATTTATGGCTGGTAGCAATACCGGCCATTATTTTTTATTATTAAAAGAGGTAATAGTGAAATCATCAATTATGTCAGGTATATTTCTCATTTCTCTTGGTGTATTTATTTTTTCAATTGGCTTACAGATAGTAATAAACTTATTTAGTTTAAAACCTGTCAGTGAATGGCCTACTGATATTATTGCTTATTCTTTTGGTTCTATGTTTATCCTCTGGGGTTTATTGTTAATCATCGATAATACCATATTAATATTTAAAGGAAAAAAATAATGGAACAGTGGAGTAGAAAAATTAATGTTTTAGATAAGGGATTTGTACGCCTTGTTGATGTAATGGGCTCTGATGACTCAATTGTTCAAGCAGCAAGAGTTTCATATGGTGCTGGTACTAAAAAAGTCTCTGAAGACAAAGGTTTAATAAAATATCTTTATAGACATGGGCACACATCACCATTTGAAATGGTTGAAATGAAATTTCATGTTAAAGTTCCTATGGATTGTTGGCGTCAATGGATTAGACATAGAACTGCAAATGTAAATGAATATTCAACCAGATATTCATTAGCAATTGATGAGAAACAAGAAACTGCACAAAATCAGTGGAGAGTACAAGCTCAAGACAATAAACAAGGTTCTGCTGGAAAACTTGAAGATATAAACCCTATATTAGCCCATAATCTTTCAAAAGATGAGAAAAATTTTCAAGCTATCGCTACAAGAATATATAATGAACGAATTGAAGCTGGAGTTGCAAAAGAACAAGCAAGAAAAGATCTTCCATTATCAACTTATACAGAAGCTTATTGGAAGATTGATTTGCATAACTTATTTAACTTTTTAAGACTTCGATTGGACTCGCATGCACAATATGAGATCCATCAGTATGCTTTGGCTATTGCAGAATTTGTTAAAGAAGAGTTCCCAATATCATGGTCTGCATTTGAAGAGTATGAGTTATATTCTTTAAAACTTTTCCAGAAAGACTATAACTTAATACAAATGATCATTGCTGAGAAATATACTCCAAAAGATATTTTTGAATTGGCCACAGAATTTGGTTGGTTGTCGTATGTTGATAATTCTTATATTAAGGTTTCAAGAGAATTAGATGAGTTTGAATCTAAGTTGAAATTACTAGGCATTTCCTCACCTTTCAGTAAATTAAATAAAAAATAGAATCACTGATGTATTATTTTTGTTTTGTACTTTTTTGATTAAATAAAGTTTGCCTCTTTTGTCTTTAATATGTCCAATTGACCCCCCACAATTGGAAGCATTTAAAACTTAAGAGGCATTTTTATTAGAAGAGATATATTTGTTTTGTCAATAAATTAATTCAAACAATAAAAGGAGCTATAATGGCTTACGAATCACCAATGCAACAATTACTCAATACTTTGAAATCAAGCAAAGGATTGAAAATCGGTTTAGGTATCTTTGGTATCTTAATCGTTCTCTGGATGGTTATTACAATCATACCAGAAGGTTCTCGAGGTTTGCGTTTTAACATGGGTAAACTTGAACAAAGTACACTTAATCCTGGCGTTCAATTTACTATGCCATTCTTTCAATCGGTTGAAGTTTTGTCTGTGCGGCCTGAAGAAATAGAAGTTGATGTTCTTGTAGGTCCGGAAGGCGCTATTACAAAAGATAACCAAACAGTCGGTGCGAGTACTAAACTATTTATATCTAACAATGAATACAAACTGCATTATCTGTGGCAAAAAGTGGGCGTTGACAAGATGAAGAGCATTGTTTATCGAACTCTTCAATCCGCATTTAAGCAAGTTATTGGTAAATATACTATATTTGATGTCGCAGCTAATCAGCAAATGATTGCTGGTCAAGTCGAAGCTCTTATAAAGCAGGAATTAAAAATCTATCCTGTCTTGGTAGATAATTTCAAAATCATTAACTACGACTGGTCAGAACAATTTGAGAAGCAAATTGAACGAACTATGGCTGAAGCTCAACAAGTGAAAGTAAAACAACAAGAATTATTGATTGCAGAACAAGAAGCTCAAAAGCAAGTAAAACAGGCAGAGGCTCAAAAGACAGCGAAAGTATTAATTGCGGAAGGAAATCTCGCTGCGGCAGAAATCAATGCTAAGGCTAAGTTCAAAGAAGGAGAAGGCCTACAAAAGTACTACATATTGACTGCTTCATTTATGCAATATGAATTGGAAAAAATCCGGCTACAAAATAAATATGAAGAAATTAAAAGATGGGATGGAAGATATGTCCCAGCAAATCATTATGGGCCAATACCCGTACAAACAGGCTCATTGTTAGGTCCTAATCAATAAAATAGGCTAGCAATCAAAGGAATTAAAAACGTACTTTGATTACGGAGATGTTGTAATAATGGTAATTATCGTATCAGAAATGATATGGGATTTAGGTTCGAGTCCTAACGCCTCCGCAAATAAAAAGGATTTACATGGCTAATAAAATACAGATTGTAACTAATGAAAAATTAATCAATGCAAAGGTTCTAATTTCAATAGGTTTTGGTAGTGATAACAAAACTTTAGAGATTGTTTATAGGAAATCTATTAATTCATGTTATGTGTATAGAGAATGCTTTAATTTAAAAAGTACTAATAAACACAAACAGACATATTGTGATTCTTTCATTATGAAAAAAGAAAAATAATCTTGAGGTCTAAAATGGCTGATGCTCTAATAGTTTTAAAATTAAGACAGAATGCTTACGAGCAAGTAATGACTTATCCTCAATATAAAGGACATTTTGATAATTATGTTTTAATCCAAGTGAAAAAAAGAATAAAAACCAAAATGGGCAATATATTACCTAAAGGTAGTATAACAATTTGTAATCCTGTCATTATTGATGATAGATTTAGTAATAAATCTGTTCTTGTTTGGTCTTTTACCCATAAAATAGATATTACAGTTCAATGCAAAGATATAGCATTTATTTGAGGTTTTAAATGACACAACTTATATATAGCAGTAGTGAAATAGAGAGAATAACTCTCAAAGGAGGAAAGTCTATATCATTATTAAATGTGTCAAGACTTTTAAAAGCTATTGAAGAGGGAAAAGATCTACAATCAAAAGCAGGTAAATTTAGCAAAGAGAGATGGGCAGATAGAATTTCAGTGTCACTATTTGATATTATTTCATATCCTGAAAATTTTAGAGTTAAACCTGATGAGTCATAATAAAATTGCTATAATCGGAGTTGATTTTGGTGAAATAGAAGCTCAATTAATATCTCATATGGTGTCAATTAATAGTAAATTAAGAAACATTGAATTGTTCGAGATAATAATTAAGACACCTGAAAGACTAGTACCTGAGATTTTCAAGCTTAGTAATGCACTATTTGAAATCCCAAAAGAAGTTTTTATTGAGAAAAGGAAAAGAAAACATTGGGTAAAATCAAAGTTTTATCATGAAAGGAATAGATTTTAAACTCCTTGAAAAACAGGGTAAATAAATAACTAAAATAGAGGTACTAAATGGAAAGGTTATACTTGACAGATAGGTTGAAACAACCTATAACAAGAACCGACATTGAACAAGCTGTATTAAACTTCCCATTCTTTGTTGAACGCTGTAAAGAATTTGAAGCTGAGCTTCAAAGAGCAAAAGGAAATTACTCTGAAATAATAGCTTTAAATTATATTCAGGTCTTTCAGAAAATGTTTCTAAAAGAATTTATTAAGTCTAAAATCAGTTGGTATTTACCACCTCTTAACAGTTTTGGACGTTACTGGGTTAAAACACAATTAATCTATTTTTATCATTTGATGCTTTCAGATCTTCTAAGAAGATTAAAAATGCTAAACAAAGAACATGCAAAGATTTTATGGAATTTTTCAGTAGACTCAGATGTATTGACGGGCCTTAGTTTTTGGGGCTGTGACTCAGTATATTCAATCAATGAAACTATTACTGAAATCTCTTTGGCTTTATTAAATACAATTATTGCAGATGTTTATGCAGTAAGCTCTTTATCTTTTCCTACTCATGAGACATTTCAAATTATTCTTGATGGGGAGGTCGATGAAGTTGAAGTAGGGGAAAATGCAAGTGAACTTGAGACTGTTCTTAAAGATAAAAGACTTGAAGAGTTTTACATATTAAAATACAGTACTACTCTTATTTAAGAAGGTTTTTTGAGAAAGCACTCTTTTCCTTCTTAATCCAAAGGCTTCGCCATATTAAATTTATGAGGTTTAATATGAGTGAAGCCTTATATTTGTTTTTATCAATTAAAAACAATTAAAAAGGGTATAAAGATGAAAAAAGAAACAATCAAATGCTTTGAAGTTGAATTAACAAGCGCAAGTCCAATTTTGTATAATAAGCCTATTATCTCCAAAAAAGAAGCTGGAGATGCTCATGAAAAATTTGAAGACAAGACTTGGAAAGAAAGACTTCATTTTGATCCAACAACTAAAGAAGTTTACATTCCTGGTAGAGCACTTAGTAACACTTTAGTTGAATGTGCAAGATTTTTATCAGAATCAGTTCCTGGTAAAGGCAAAGCAACTTACACAAAACATTTTGAAGCTGGCATATCAATTCCTGAAAATATCCAATTGGGTATTGATGAAAGTGCAGTAAGTTATCTACCAATGTTTGTACCTTCTGATGGTAAAAAGGGCGGAAGTTCAAGGGTATGGAAGAAATTTCCAGTTATTACAGAATGGACTGGAAAAGCAAGAATCATAATTATTGATCCTATTTTGATTGATAGGTCTGAAAAGGTTATTGAATATCTTGATAAAGCCGGTAAATTTGTAGGATTGTTGGCTATGCGTCCAAGAAAAGGTGGAGAATATGGACGTTTTCTTGTTAAATCATATAAAGAAGTTGAGTTATGATATGGAAACACAAGAAATTAGACATTTTCCACATAAATCAGTATTTACTGCTCAGTTGATTACATTATTGTCTTCAAAACAAGTAGGAGACATTATTTCAGATGCAGAGATGATGATCTTAATCAACAAAGATACTAGACCTAGCAGAAGTGGATATCAATTCTTATTGTCTGCTATTTCTTATGTACTTAGAAACAATGGACTAGTATGGAAACGATTATATAAGCAAGATTGTATTAAGTGCTTAAATCCTTCAGAGATATCAGATTTAACAGATGGAGAACGCAGGAGGATATCTAAGACTGCATCTAGGTCAATAAGAAAGTTAACATCAGTAAATGTTGATTCCCTCCCAGCTGAGCAACGTCAAACTTATATTTCTAAGATTGCTCAATTTGGAATGTTAAAACAATTCTCAAGCGTTAAAACATTGAACGCACTTAAATCACCAGAGAAGTCAAATAAACTTTTATTTACTCCTGACATTGATTTTTACAAGAAAACTTTTTCTAATAAAATTGCAACATCTTAATTATTCAATTAAGCTCGGTTTCATTTTATTTTACTATATTTAGTTGCTGTGGATTTGATTGTATTTCATTAAGTTAAGTTTGAGGCCTCTACTAGATTAGAGGCCTCAAATTTGATTATTAAATTTGAATATATCTAGATTGATTCAGTTAAATTGTATTAGATTGAATTGCATTAACTTCTATTGAATTGAATTTCACTTTATTCAGGTTAGTTCAGTTTCAGTTTATTAGATTCAATTATATTAAGTTTGAGGCCTCTAGTCTAATAGAGGCCTCAAATTTGATTTTTAAGTCTTTTACTTTATATTCGATTGAATTAAGTTACAGTATATTCAGTTCTGTTAAATTGAATTAAGTTAAGTTTATTATTTTAAAAGCCTTATATTTGTTTTTACCAATTAAAATAAAATTTGAAGAGGATATAATGTTGGATCCTAAGCTTTCTGAGTTAAATGAATGTATTATATTTACTCTTGAGAGATTAAGAGGTATACACTCTCTTAGATGCGTCTATTTATCTAAAAACATTAATTTTGATGAAACTTTTCGTGAGTTTAAAGCTTTTCATGATATTGAAATTGCTGAAGAAATTGATGATGATATGTTAGCTCAGATTTCAATAAATTCAGTACCATTAGTCTTAATTTCCATCTATGATTTACTAGAAGATATGATTAGAGAATATATTGAAATGGGAGACGATTCAGAATCTTTAGCTGCGTTGACTGATCACATTGTTATTAATTATGAAGAATTCTTAAAGGAGCATTTAAAGTGAGTACAAAAATAAAATTACCTTTGGTTTATGATAATGAAAAATGTAATCAATTTGTTAAAAGAATGGTTAAGGCTAATATTCCGGTTAGAGACTATCATGGAAGATTCTCTTGGACAGGTCCAGCAGTCTGCACAAACAGAAGAAAAGAAATTTACGCAGATGATATTAAAAAAGCTGCAAAAATGAAACTTCAAAGAGATGAGATGGGTTTAGAGATCATCTATTATCCAATTGATAGAGGTAGACTCCTTGAAGATAATATAGAAGAATTTTATTCTGAAGATAATAAAAACTAAACAAAAGGCTAATCATGAAAGCTGCTCTTAAGATAATTGTTAAAAAATCCTCAAAGAATAATCAATGGTATTTTTCTATTGTTTCAAGAAATGGAAAAATTATGGCTCAAAGTGAAGGCTATAAAAAAGAATCAAATGTTTTAAAATCTATTCAAAGTCTTAAAAATAATCTTTTCCTTTCAGACACTATTGTTATCAGACCTTTGAGAAAGTAAGATAAGTTTTAGCAGCTGTAGTATTAATTTTGTTTTATCAATTTTTAAAAGAGATAAAATTATGTGCAAAAAGACACTAATAATTGCATTAATGTTGTTTTTTACTTCAATTGTAATTAAGAGCCAGCCTTGGATTAGTCAAGCTATGGGCACTTTTAACTTAAAACAGTTAGTAGTATCATCTCAAACACATGGAAATGGATCAGGTCAATTCTTTTTGGGTATAGGTTCATATCAATCTCAATCAGGTCAAGAAATGATATATTCTTGTTATGTTGAAAGGTATGGAATTATATATCCATTAAATATTCCTGCAAGATTTGTTACCATAATAGAGTCTAATGAGCATTTGCATTTGTATGTTTTCTTAAACACTAAATCAATGAATATGGCTTTATCTTCTGGCAATGTTCAAATTACTGATATTAATAATTTTGTATCACAGTATTTTTCTTCTGACTCATACGCTAAGTCATTATGTAATGCTGAATTTAGATTCTATATACCAAAGAATTCAATTATTAATACCATTGATTTGAATTTAAAGACAAGGTAGTATTAATTTTGTTTTATCAATTAAAAAAAAGGTATTATATGCTAGAGCTCAATAAAAAACTTTCATGGTTTGAGTGGTCTTTAGTCGTCTTAATAGTATTCTTAGTATTTGCCGGAAGTTTTTATATAAAAAGTCTAAAGGACGAGAGGGATCAATTACTTATTTCATTCAAACAAGATCTATTTCGTTCTGATCTTCAATTTGTAAAAGAAGACATTGAGATGTATGGGTATATTTCAAAAAGAGTCAATAAAGATTTTATTGGTTCAATCGAGAAGGCTTCAAAAGAATATTCAATTCCGGTTGGAATGCTTCATTCAATATTTAGGGTTGAGTCAGATTATAGATGGATGATTAATCACCCAAAGATATTTGTAAAAGGTAAAGAAACAAATGCAATTGGTCTAGGTGGGGTGGTTTGGGAATACTGGAGTGATAAATTAATAAATAAAAAAATTGCTGAAAACAGAAATGATCTTTATATACCAGAAGTTAATATTGAAGCTGCGGCTTATATTTTAAGATATATTATTAATGAAGAAATTCATAAACCAGGGGCTGATTTATTAGGCAGAATTATTACGCGTTATTATGGAGCTTATTCTGAACTATACAAAGATAAAACAATTAAAATTACCAGTGAGCTTTGGATGAAAAAAATGATCAGAGATATTAAATTAATTGGTTTTGTGAAAATTAAGTAGGTTATTATGAACTTTGAAGAAAAAGCTTATTCAACTCTGAAGACTTGTACTCATTATTGCGTTGTGCATAAAGGCATTTTTAGAAAAAGAAAGATTATATTTGCTTTTAAGAAAAATATTGGTACAAATGCTTGTTTACGGCTCGAGTCTTCAAAAAAAGGATTAAAGGTTATAAACGCTTATCAATATATTGCAGATGATGGGTTTTCAGTTATAATGGATGAACACACAACAGTAAATGTTTCTAAAGAGGTTTTTGATAAGCTTGAAGAATGCATAATTGAAAATTTAAATGAATGGAAATAAAATAAGGATAATAGATATGATCTCACCAATGTTATTTGCTCCAATCTTTTTCAGAAGAGGTAGAAGAGGTGGAATAGGAGGTCCTTCATCTAAACCTGTTGAAGACACAAGAACTCAATGGCAAAAGTATTTAGATGAACCAATTTGGAGACCCTCAATATTCTTTTTCTCTTTTGCTCTAGCTTCTTTTATTTTCCTTTTGGTCTTTGAGGCTGCTATACGTTGTCTTGCAGTAATTGGAATAGAAACAATTGAAATCACAAATCAGTGGTCAATAATTATATTAACTGGAGATTATTTTATAAAGTTTTGTGCTTTATATTCTCTATTATATCTATTGTTCTTGATAATAGGTCTAATCTTATTACCTTTTGCCATACGCAGAAAAGATAAAGCAATTAAAGCAGGAGATGAAGAATAAGTTTAAGCCGGAGATTTTAACACTAAACAATCGGGTAAAGCGTTAATTTGTGTATTGTGAGGGTCACAATAAACACTCCGGCTTTATTTTTTAAAGGATTTTTAAAATGAATGGTTTAGAAGCATTATTGATATTAATGGGGTTGTTTGCATTTTTTATTTATATTTCAATTTCATCAAATTGGTACCATGAAATAATTCAACTGCGAAAAAAAGAACAAAGATGGATGGATATATATGTACCAAGTCTAGATGAAATCATTCAACATGAAAGAAGTTCAAAATTTATCAATGGTTTAATTTTTTTAATAGGCAGAACTAATAGACTATTTATTGCAATTAAAAATATTAAACACTTTAGGTTTAATTTAGATATTGCCAAAGCTTATCGAGAGTTATCAATCAATAAAAATATTATTCAATAAAATCACGAGAGTACTATAATGGAAGTAACAATTAAAAACATGCCGGTTCTGGAAGTTGAAGTAAAGATTAACAAGAAACAATTCTTTTTTAATCTTGAAAGAGATGGGAATAATTTTGGTGTTATTAAAGTTATTAATATCATTTCAAGTGAAAACAATACTAAAAATGTATTTATAGAAATGGCAGTAGCTCCTGAAATTGCTGCAATTTGGAACATGACTCCTGAAAATTCTCAAGCTATTATTCAAAAGAATTATCCAGAGCTCCATCCTTTAACTGAAGAAGTAATAAAATTCTTACTTAAGCATAAGAAATTGGATGTGCATTCGGACTTTATTGATTCTTTTAATAATGATTTTGAACCTAATAATGAAATCTTAAAAGGTCTAACCTTTGTAGCTTCTCAGCCAAAAATTGTATCTATCGATAAAAGGAACCGTAATATTAACTGAGGTTAAATGGACCAGAACGAGTTATTAAAGTTTAAGCTAAGAGAAAGTGTTGAGACTATTAATAAGTGTCATACACTGCTTGACAAAATTAATATGCCAAGAACTTCAAGGGATAATAAAATGTTTTCTCTAGAAGAAAGAATTTCAATATTAGTTGATATAAAGAATGATCAAATCAAATACTCAATTTTCAGCAAATTTTTACATAAATTGAGAACGAAGCTTTATATTTGAATTATTGATTTAAAACAATTTGATTTTTGTATTGCCTAGCCTTTGCAATATGACTCACTCACCAATAGGGGTAGGATGAATTTCCGCCCCCTATAAAGGCATTAAATTTGAGGAAAATATGGCAGAATTAACTCAACAACAAATTGATAGTATAGCTGAAACTATAAAAGCTATGGATCAGTATACCCTTTGTAGGAATTGGAGGTTTGCTCCTTCTGGTACTTTAATGTTTAGGAAAGATTTAATTACTAGTGAAGGTAAAAGTTTGGGAGATTTATTTTCAGACACTCTGAAAGAAAAAGGTGGATTTACTTCAGAAATTTCAAAAGAATTGGGGTGGTGAATTGACTAAAGAACAATATGATATTTATATTGAGAATAGAAATCATAATCCTCATAAAATTGATTACCTCTACAGATGTTTATATACTGGTGCAGGAGAAGAGTATCAATTAGAAGGACAATTTAACTGTTCTATTAAGGAATTGAAAGAGCTTTATCCAGGTGTTCATCATACTCAAATAACATTACTTAAAGCGCTTTTTATTTCTCTAGATGAAGGGCTTAATAATCAACCTATTCAGGATCAATTGCTCGAAGAATTTAAACTTTATGTATCAAATAAAGATTTATTTGATACTGATATCAGTAAATGGCTGCTTCTTATTGAAACAGATAGTTATGAAGAATTAATGGAAGGATGATATGGCAAAAAACCCTATTAATCATATGAAATCTGCAAATACTTCGATTTATGAAAGTTCAAATTTTATGTCCCAGAGACTTTTTATAAAGTCTTTGAGAAAGTTTATTGAAGAAAATTATAATTTGACTCAGTCTCATGCTTTCATGCAAATGCTTTTGTTATTGAGAGATTATTACTATCACAGAGTAGTTAAAGAGGCTTATGAGAAAGCAAACCTTGTTTTCTTTGAAAGAGTTTTAAAAGGTGATATCCCAGTAGGTCCATTATCACTAGTAGATAAAAATATGCCAACCCTTAATGAGCTCCCATATTTAATTGAAGATATATTGGAAAGGGAAAATTCTAGGTATTATGAGGCTGTTTTATCTGGTCGTCCTCTAATACAGGACCATCAAATCAAAGGATATACTTGGTTATATAATGAGATGACTTCATTTATAAAATTTAGGAAAGATATTAAATGAGAAAAAGAAAGCCTTTAGGTATTTATGGAATGTGTATAGGTAAGAATACTTGTATAGGTACAAAACCAAAAAAGGTCATTGTTGTTTATTGGAGAGAAAATAAACAAAAGAAGACTAAGAAGTTTTATTACCATGTTTATGCTAAACCTTTAGGTACTTATGTAAGATCAGATATTTATTCTGTATCAAAAAAAGCATTGAGGTTCAGAAACTCACTTAGTTATTATAAACTTAAATTCTCTCATATTACTCAAAAACAACTTTTTACTGCTATTGATTCTCTTAATTGGAGGTTTGACATATAATGATAAATACTATATCACTTTGTGATGGAAAGTATACTTTTAAACATGATGATGAGATTGGTTCTTTTATTTGTTTAAGATATGGTGGTAATTGGAGAAATTTTACTGGAGATGGTGCAGTTCTTTCACTATTTCAATATATTCAAGATCTTGAACTTGAATTAAAAAAATCAAAGAATCAACTTGAAATGATGAAAGAAGATTATCATGCTCAATTAAGTCAAAATGCTTTAATTCAGAGTCAAAATGCTTTTAATCAAGACCCTAAGTTTCAAGAATTAGGTGAGTTTGAACTAGATGATATGCTACCTATTGAAAATCCATATTATATTGTAGTTAATAAACATAATAGAGTAATTGCCTATGGTAATCATGACGAACAAGCTGTTAAAACTTGGGCAGATGAGTGGGCAATTGAGAGTGATATGATATTAGATGTAGATTACGAAATAATATTAATTGATTTACTTAAACCAACTCAGAAAGAACAGTATTATGCTGTTATTAACAAAGTTAATAAAGTAATTGCTTATGGTCATCATAATAAAGAAATAGTAAAAGATTGGGCTTCACAATTTGCTGAAGGTCAATTCAGTTATGAAATAAAAAGATTATTCTCAAGGAAAATAGGTTTATGAAAGAATATTTATTTATTGTAGGGTATTCTTGTGATCCCAAAAAGTATATAACGAGAGTATATGCTGATTCTTATGAACTAGCAGTGGATTTTTTCATGGAAGTTAATGGTCTTGATAAACAAAAATATCGAGGGGTTGTATCAACTGTAATTGAATTAACAAGTATGTCATATAAAAGAACTAAGTAGTATTAAATTTGTATTGTAATTAAAATTGAGGTTTAAAATGGCAAAAACTGTATTAGCAATAGTGCTCAATAAAAAAGATTCATCTCAAACCCTTTTATCTGTTTTATCTGAAGGTATTAATGATAATTTTAATACTTCAGATCTTGAAGAAAGAAGAGTTAAAAATAAATCTATTTATGATGAATTTCAAGCTATTAATGACCCATTCATTATTTCAAAATTTAAAAATACACGTGGATTTTTAGATGCTAGAATGAAATGGGAAGTGGATCGTTGTTTTACAAATGAGATAACTTCTGAGTTGTCAGAAGAGATGCATATTAATAATGAAGAAGCTCAACTGTTAATGGAAGAACTTACTTATATTATTGTTAATGCTGCTGCAAGATTAAAGATGTCAAGATATTCTCTAATTGAAGCAATTAAGACCAATTGCTCGGATAATTTTTAATGTATCTATACAATAAATTGAAGGCATTTTATTATGCAAATTCCAAATAGTATATTAATAGAGCAATATCATAAACTTTATAAATGTTTGAAAAAGATTAAATCTATTCATGCTCTATCTGTTAAAAACTTCATTGATTATTATTCAATAAATAGAAGGATATATTATATCCCCAATCATGATGAATACTTAATGGCTTTATTGAAAACTTTGAAAAGGTCTAAGCTTCTAAAGAAGGGTAAATTGAGGGTTATAGAGTTTAAGTTATTAGATGTTCCACCTCATCATTGTGGAGATATTACTTTATGTCTTAGTGACTATGGAGCAATGAATTCAATTGTTGAGTTTTTTAAGTATGATAAATTTGAGTACAAGAAACAAATAATTAAAAAGAAACTTACTAAATTATATCCTGATTTAAATCATTGTATTTGGGCAGTTATTATGTTTATAGTTGATAGATCATTGGAAGATTCTTTACAGAGTAAAAAAAGATGAAAGCTATAATAAGTATTTTAATTTGGGTCTGCATAGTAATATTGATATTAAGACTTTGGAGAAAATAATAATCTATTGTAGAAATAATATTAATCAATACTTAAGAGGGCTTATGTTCATTTATTATATTTTTTCATTTGATTATATTAATAATATTGAAAAATCAATTGAAGTTATTAAAATTAAAGCTAAGTCTAAAATGAAAGTTGAAGAATATATAGATTCTAGCTTAGCTACTAATACAAGTACTGATATAATCTTAAATGGTGAACAATTTAAAATACTTGAAAGTAAAGTAAAGATATCAAAAAAGTTAAAAACAATTGATATTTCTGATTCAGATGAGTTTTAAATGGATAATTGTATAGATATACAGGAACAATTTGAACAAGAAGAAACTAATCAAAAACTTCTTGAATTATTAAAGAAATTACCAGAAAGAGAACGTACGCTACTAATCCTCAAATATAGAGATGGTTTATCAATAAAAGAAATTAGTAGAATTCTTGATGTGAAACCTATGTCTCTTTATATTATGCATCAAAAAATCTTCACTAAGCTAAAAACTGCACTTGAATAGTCAGATGTATTATATTTGTTTTGTCAATCAAAATAATTTGAAAGGAAACAAATATGTCCAAAGAATTAATAATTCCTAAATCACTTTCACATTTCAAAGATGGTTTACATTATTTAGCATTTGATACATTGAATGCTCAAGCGCCAAAAGAAAACAGAGATCATTTGAAGCTTAATGGGTATAATACTGTTGAAGAATTGATTAATGGAGATTTTGATTTACAAATTTATCATGCTGAAAACTTGATTATGCATATTGATCTTGAACAAAAAGGAATTTTCTTTACTGAGGCTTCACTTGAGCAATGTTTAAAGATAGCAAATCTCGGTGAAGATAAAATTATGGAATTATATTCAAAGCATGATATATCTCATGATGGTGGAGATGATTTTGATTATGGTCAAAGTTTTCCTGGGATGCTTTTTGATATTATGGATGCTTGTGTAAAAGATGAAACAACTGAAACTGCGGTGTATCTTCAATGACAAAATATAATTTTGAGCATTATACTGATATGGATAATTTTTCAAAGGAAACAAATATGCTTAAGTCTTTAATTATCCCAAAACATTTTTCTTACTTTAAAAAGGACCTACATTTTTTAGCGTTCAATACTCTTGAAGCAAAATTTCATGAAATGATGAAGACTCTAGATTTAAGGCATGAACATTGGGGTTTAATCGAAGAAAAGATTAATAGAGATTTTGATTTGAAAATTTACCATGCTGAATCATTAATTATGCATATTGATACTATTCAAAAAGGTATCTTCTTTACAGAAACTTCACTTGAAAAATGCATTGAAATAGCTAATAAAGATGAACATGATATTATATCTCTTTATGCATCTCATGGATTTTCCTATAATGGTGAAGACGATTTTTATGATGTTCAAGGTTTTCCTGGATGGGTTCTTAATATTATGAAAGCTTGTGTTGATGATAAATCTATTGAAACTTTAGTACATTTCTAATGAGTAAATATAGTTTTGAACATAAAACTGATATGGATAATTTTTCAAAGAAAGATTTTACATTGGCTATTGAGGTAGTCGAAGGTTTAATAAGTAGGACTACTAATCCACTTGAGTTAAGGAAATGGAAAACTCGATTAGATGATCTTAAAAGAAGGATGAAAAAATTAAAATGAGAAAAGGTTATAATAAAATTACTAGTAATAGAATTTATATTACTTATTCTGACAGTAATGGAAAACTTCATCTTCAGGGTAAAAGACAAATTGATAAGTACAAAGACCATCCGTTAATTAAAGTGGCAGTAAAAGAAAAGTCAAAAATTGCTATGGTTAAGTTTATCAGAGGTAATTACAAAGAATATATTAGCCTTAGAACTGCTCTTGATATAGTGAATGCTATTATGATAGGCTCTCATAAAGATTTCTTAACCACAATGGAGGTTCTTGATACAGAATTTACTTATTGTGGTCCTATAGAAAGTTCTTTTTCAAAATTTAAGAAATTTAACCTTGCAGAAGTTTTACTATTAGAAGAAGAACTAAAACTAATTGAAACATCAAAACTCAAAACAATGAGGACGTCATTAAAAGAATTGGTTTTTGCAGAAATGTATAGCTTTTTTAAGAATCAACCCCCATCAATATTAATACAAAACTTTCAAGCATTTTCAAAAGAAATAATAAGAAGAACATGAAAACTATAAAACTTAAAAAACTTGTCGAAAGAGAAACTAAAGATTATGGCAATCTTTTAGAAGAAGCTCTTTGTGGAAATTGTGATGGAGTATTATTAGGATATGATGAAGAGATCTGTCCAAGTTGTGGTTGTTTAGTAGATTGGAATATCAAAGCAGAAATTATCAAAGCTGAGGAATAGATGGCTTTTAGTAAAGATAGAGAAAGACAGAGGGATCAGGCAATTATAAACAATTATAAATCCATTGTATTTGGGCAGGTCAAATCTATACAGATTACTTTTATCTGTCCTTGTTGTCATCAATATGAAAAGTTGGGTTTCTCAGAGGGTTTATTTTTATTGGATTTCAAAGAGCATCAATATAAGCATAAAGCTTGTGGTAATGTTTTTCCATTAAAGATTCAAATGCCAAAATGACAGAGATATTATACTTGTATTGTCAATTAAAAAGAGGTAATATATATGATGAAGATTAAAGTAGCAGACTATTTTGCAACTTCAGGGTCTGATCAAATGTCAATTTCATTACCAAATAATCTATTAATTGGTAACAGATTATACTTAATGAAAGGCTCAGAAGTTTATTTTAAAGTCTCTTGGGGAAGGTTAATCTTGAAAATTGAATTTTTTCTTGAGCATACTAAAGATCAAGGCTATTATTTATTACATAATGCTTCTGATCATAAATATATCCTTCCAAGAAATTTACCATTCTTTAATAAATATTTTTCTTGCATTGAGTATTTTGATGTAGTAGATGCTAATCCAAATATTAACTCAATAACAATATCTTCTAGATTTATATTTAAATTATTGTTTCTTCAAAGATATAGCTCTTTTAATGATGTTAAAATTTTCTTAAGAAGATTAGTATTTAAAGGGAAAAAAGAAAATAAAAATGAAAATGAAAATATACCTGTTGAGGCTGCAAATGTGGCAGATCAATCAATAACTCAAGAGAATTATAATCCAGAGCTTTTTGCGCTTCAATCAAAGAAACATGCAGAAGCTCTTAAAAAACTAGAATCAAAAATTAAAGTAATTGATGTTAACAAGTTAAGTAAACATGACCGTTACTGTGGTTTATATAGCTCAAGGAATCATATCCCAAGAATCAGATTCAGTTCCTATTTTAGAAGTCTTTTGAATTGTAAATTGTCTGCTATTAATGATGTTGATGATACTGATTCAAGAATTACATACATCATTGAGAATGTGGTTGAAGATGATAATTTATTAAAGTTTTGTATTATGATAGAAAAATCATTAACAGGTAAAAAGATATCTTGTGTTGGTGATAGAGCTTATCTTGAAAGAGCGCACAGACTGCAAGGAGCCCCGTCTGAATTTACAATAGCTAAGAATGTATTTGAGCCAATATATAAATTGGTTGGTACAGCAAAACCTACTAATATTAGCTTTGATGAAACATATAAGACTTTAGCTATTTGTTTTGAGTTAGACAAGACTTCAAAAACACCATATAAGTTTGATAAATAACAGGAGACATACTTTTGAATACTTTTAATTTTAAAGCATCAATGATTATAGTTTTCTTAATAATCACTATTATATGGATGGTGGTGTTTATGATTAAGAAAGAACATCAGTATAAAAGAAAGATTATTGTTGAGAAAGTACTGTCAACTAGCTTAAATAAATATTCAATAAATTATTATATTCAATCAGTCGGATGGATAACTGAATTCTCAGATATAGTATCAAAAGGGAATATAGTAAAAGTTGAATATGATGAAGTATACGTAAGAATTCCTTTGTGGTATTTCCCTTTTTCTTATGGTAATAATTCTTTTACTTATATTCACTCAAAAGGTATAAGTATTGAACCTATAATAAATTAATTTTAAATCTTGTTAATAAACTAAAAGGTATATAAATGAAATTTTACAGAATGCTTTTAATAACTTGGTTGTTACTAACATTTATAGGTTGTGCTCCCAAACAAAAAATTATTACTGGGTATGAAACTAAAATAATTTTTGTTCAAGAAAATAATTATGAATCTAATAAAAGATTTAATGAGTTAACTACTGCTGGGTGGGAAATTAAATCAAGCCGAAGAGCATGGACTGGTTCAAGACGCGATATGAAATGGGGTACAGAGTATTCTATGCAAAAAGCTATTTATTCAGAATGATGTATTATATTTGTTTTGTCAATCAAAAACAAATTGAAAAAGGTTTGATATGGATAGTAAGTTAAATTTTATTGAAGCATCTAATCCATTTGAAAAGACCTTTGTTCTAAAAAACCATCATCATATAATATCTAAGCAAAAAACTATTACTGCTAAAAAGACTCTTGGTAGAAATGACTTTTGTTTTTGTGGTAGTGGAAAGAAATATAAATTTTGTTGTATTGATAAAAGAGGAATCATATGAAACTCAATAAAGCTCAAATATCTGCAATTGCGTCAAAGATTAAAAATGCTAGAATATTACAGATTGTAAAAGAAAAGAAACGATTAGAAAAAGATGCATCAGTCAATTTATCCTTGGGTAACTGTTTAGCTATCATTAAGAGAGCAGAAGATTTATTGAATAAACTACCTTTTAAAGCAGATGTCTATATATCTTCTTATTCTGTAACAACTCAAGAATCTGCAGTTAAAGATAAATTAATTGATGCAAGAATTGAAGCTTTGAAAATTAATACTAATCATGAAAGTATAATGGAAGAGATTCAATTGGCTTTGATCGATTCAAAAGATCTTGAAACACTGTTAAGTAAATTTGATATTAAATTATAAATGGAATCATTTCAATATATTCCAGAATATATTTTTTCAAAAGAGATTCCAATGTGGGTTGATTCTTTGGTATTGGAGTTTAGAAAGAGAAATGGTATTAGAAAATCAAATAACTCTTTTGTTTACAGAGATGAATTACAGTTTGTACATAGAAATATGCCAAAGGTACTAGATTATTCAAAAGGGAATAAATAACAATGAAGCATTTGCAAAAACACTTGTTAATTATAATCGAAAAAGTAACACCAGAATTAAGAATACTTATTACCAATTCAAAATTTGGTAGAAAGTTTAATGCTTTTTTTCTGAATGATGAAGACTCACAAGATTTTCATTTTATAATACCTTCAGACTTAATTATACATAATATTGATGAAGATTTAAGAAATGAATTTGGTGTTTTGGAATTCCAAGTTTGTGCACTTCTTCCTGATAAGATATATACTTCAATAGATAGTTCCAAAATACCAAATGCAAGATTTCTTGAAGATGCTGCAGAACACCTTGAGACACAGGCTCAGGTCTTCATTCAGAGGAGAAATAAGTCTCCTGAGCAATTCTTATCCAAGATGCTTGATAGAATACTTTTGTTTGCAATTGATCATATAAAGCCAGAATCAATTGAAGTACCCGTAAAATCATCTGTTACAATACATCAGTTTCCAAAGAGTACATCATAATTTCAAATATAGGATAAATATGTTAAATGAGCTTATCTTATTAATTGTTTCATATGTGGTTCAATTGTTTGTTCTCATAATACTTGTAATAGATGGATATCCATATATTGAAACTAAGAAACAATTTCACATTTTAATGATACCTTTTATTTTATGGTTTTTCTTGCTCTATAGAATGTGTATTAATCTAATTGATACTTTTAATGATATTAAAGAATATTTTAAGGATTTAGATTGATGGGATATGGTCAAAAAAACATTGATGCACTTCAAGAAATTATTAAACGTTATGAGTCTATAACGGATGATATGATAAAAAAAGTATATGTTGAGTATAAAGAACGTCACCAATTATCCTTAATTACTGAAAAAGAAATATGGGAAAGAATGCCATATCTTGTTAAAAAAGAATATATTTTGGATGGACATGAATGTTTATTATGTAAATCATTATATAAAGAGTCTGTTACTGATAAAAATTGTAAGTTTTGTATTTTATATGATAGACAAGAGTATAAATTTTGTACTTTTCATATTACTTATATATCTTTTGATTCAAATTGCACAAATCATTTAATGGTTTATGAAATGATTAAAGCAAGGATTAATTATTTGAAAAAAGTATTAAAAGAAAAGGCTGGAATTGAATTATGATATACTCTAAAGAGCATATTGATGCTTTGAAAGAAGTCATTAAACGTTATGAGTCTATAACGGATATTGATATATTAAGAATACATTCTAAGCATAAAGCTACTTATCATCCTTATACTTGGGAAAAGATGCCTTATTTAATTAGAAAAGAATTAGTATTTGAAGATGGAGAATGTTTATTGTGTAAGTCCCTTAATAAAAATACTATTATTGATAAAGAATGTATGAAATGTATTTTATTTGTTGATGAACATCCTTGTGTTAAGAGCTCTACCTACTTATTAATGGGAGAACACTGTCTTTCTATAATTCATCTTGTCAAACTTATTAATGCAAGAATTAAATATTTGAAAAGAATATTAAGTGAAAAAACAGGTGTTGAGCTATGACATATTCTAAAGAACATATTGATACTTTAAAAGAGGTTATTCGACGATATAGAAGTATTACTGAGAAACAAGTTTATAAAGAATTAGAAGACTTTTCTGCAGGAAAAGTGCCCAAGAAATTAAAAAATAAATATGTTCTAAACGTATTTGGTACTTGTTTATTATGTGAGCAAGTTTATTTTCCATATCATTTTTTTGGTATGTCAGATAATTGTAATAAATGTATTTTAGGTCAAGATGATCATTTTAAGAGATGTAAATCTCATCCTAGTTACATACTTTATGATTATGAGGATTTACCTCCCTCACCTAAAGCTATATTAAAATTGTTAAATGATAGAGCTGATTATCTTCAGTCTATTTTGAATAAATATTCAATGGAATTATTAGATGAGCTTAAGAAAGATTAAAACAGCCAGTAAGACTTTGAAGAAACAGCAGATTATTTCAAAAGCAACAACTTCAAAATTACAAGAAGCAGTTCCTGAATTATTGGATATATTACGCAGTGGAGACTATTCTCATAACAGGTCTCTTCAAACTATTGAAATAACAATCTCAGTAACTTATGACACTAAGTAATATTAGAACAAAAATCATTTCTGAAAATATTAATATTGTTTTGAGACATGAGAAAGAATTAACTGATTGGGAATTAGGTTTCATAAAGAGTACGCATAAATATTATACTCAAAAAGGAGATCTTTCACCAAGACATTTTAATACACTGAAGAATGTCGCAGATAAATATAGAAATAAATAAATTGAGGTACAAAATGAAAGCAGTAATAAAAATATCTGAAGATGAATTAATGAGTCGCTCTGATTGTGTTAAAGAGACCAGAGAAAATATTGATAAAATAGATGAGATCTTAGCTCATAAAGGCCCTATTCGAATTGATGGCTTCAAAATTAGATTGGCAAACGACCAGGATATTGATGATCAAACTACGATAACATTATCAGACGCTTTCATTGAAGACATTCTTTCAAAAACTGTTCTTGTAGATAGCCTTCTCAAATTGAAGAAACAATATCAAGAGGTTATTGTTGGAGAGCTCACTTTTCCAATACTAGATAATAGTTTGATGAAAAATCTTTTGAATATTCGGTCTTATATAATTGAATACAATAACTTGGAGTCAGAATACAAAGTTATTGACCGAATATATCTACCATCTGCTTTGCAAGGAATTCAAGAATTGATTGATAAGCTTGAGGTTAAAGATGAAAACTTATAATGAAATTGCTATTTTTGAGAGTATTGATAATACTAAAAGGATTGAAACAGAAGCCAATTTGTTTATGGAACATTTGAGAAAGACTAAGAATGATTTAACAATTAAAGTTCTATTATCAACCTCACAATCACATTCTCTTTATGGTGGTGCACCAATCACAACAACTATTTGTATACATTATTCATATAAGGAAGACGTAAATGGGACAAATTAAATTGACTTTGCAAGAATTTCAAAAAAAGATTAAGATTATATCACAGCTTCAAAACAAGATAGATGAAATTGATGCATTGTTGTTGAAAGATTCTGATTCAATTGAAGTTACTAATCTTTCATTGAGAAAAAGTTTGTTACCACATGAACCAAGATACATAATAACAATTTCTGAAGATCTTTTACCTGACCTTGAATTAGAATCTGCTATTATTTCCAAATTGAAAAATTTGAGAAAGAATTATATTAAATTTATTGAAGATGAATTACCTTTTAAAAATGGAGATGAATTGTGAAGTATTACGTGATGTCTATAGAAGAGTTTAAACAAAGGTTAAGTGACATCAATGCACTTGAAGTATAAATTAATGAAAATGAGAAGCTCGAGATTCAAAAAGGTAATGGAAATTAATAAAAAGGATAAATGATGACATTAATAGATATTATTTTGTTTGTTATGACTTGGTCAATACTTTGTTCAATTTTCGCTGTAATTATCTATAAAATTGGCATAAAAACCAAAAAACAGATAGTGCCTACATCAAAATCATCTTCACTGAGAGCTCATCAATCCAGAATCATATCCTCCAAGAATGCCCCGTTGGTCACAGATCTTCTCACTAAACATTTGAACGATATTCAGAAAGATCACCAAAATGACAATCTGACTTTCACAACGCAGTATTCCACAGACCTGACATCTTGGTCGGTTCTGATCATCTGGTCTTGGGATGGTCCCACAGATACCATTTGACTCTCTTTTCAAAATATTGACTCCATATCCCATTCTCCACACACAGATAGTCCAATTCAATAAATTTTCCAAAATATCCAAAATACAATCATCTCCACATCTGGACACTTCACAGCCTCCGTCCGTCCTCTCACCCGCCACCTATCAAATTTATATTATAGTACTCATTACTTTGGGGGTGTACGTTAAAAGTTTGGTGCCCTTATAAGTTGTATTCTTTATATAATAAATACTATTCATTATAAGACTTAAACTAAAAACAATAGCATTCCAAATACATACATTAACATAAATATATAAGGAAAATATGCTAAGAGTAATGTATTGAATGGATAAAATAAAATATCTTTTCAAAGAAAACTCTATCTTTTAACATACAATAGGAATAATAGTAGGATAATGAATGTAATGGAAAAGAAAAGGAAAAATGTAAATTTAACCGGCTGGGACGGATAAAATGGCTATAAGCTTAACCAGTTTTAAATGGCTAACCGGCTATGTTACTATGTATTAATATTCAATAAAAGCGACCTGTCAGTTCCGTGCAGCCGCCATTAGGCTGGAATAGATGTTCCAGCAACTTGAAACATCTTGTAATTGATAGATGGAACAAAATGTTCCACTGTTCCAGTAACTTGAAACGATGTTCCAGCTTCAAGCCGGTTAGCCAATGAGCCCCTAGTTTGTTTTTCTTTTCAATATAAGTAACTTTATCTATCCAAAATGGCTCCCGTAGATTATTCAAGGATATCCAACGAACAGCTCTCAATAACCACACCAGATAGCAAATGTGCCCCTATTGCAAATTCCAATTGTATCCTTGGCATACTTTGGAGTCGTCGGGCTTTCTTTTGTAGTCGTTGGCAAACCTTGGTAAAAAGATACCATTGTTGCCAATATACAATACTTAGCCCAGATCTCCATCTTTGACCGGCTAATAGGCACAAACTATGGGATATAATACATAAGTTGAGGAAAGAAGCCCAGAATATAAGATATGATAGCTGCGACTTACTTCGTCCACTGGACTCGCTGATTAATGATATAGGATTAGATAGCTGTATTATATTTGTTTTGTCAATTAAATAATAAAATTGAGGTACCAGATGCCATTTACAATTAATGCAGAAAAACATCTTTACTCCGATGCTATTGAAGAATATTATCATACTATAAAACCTAATATTAAAGCAAAATTTACTCATTATGATTTATCACAGCTAACGGATGATCCAGGTAATACAACTCTACATATGGTATCTATTAATGCTGGTTATGATAATCTAATGTCCAAACAAGAAGTTGAAGGATTGAAAGAGTATTTTAACATCACATTTGATGATGAAACAATGGTTTGGATCTCTCAAAATAATGAAGATATTTTTATTATAAGCTCCATACAGTAACATTTTATTGCGCGCTATCATCTGGGCAAAGATGTCAGCTATCTCACCCATATGGATGATACACTAATGTCCCAGAAAGTTATATAACTTTCAGACGTCTGGACAAGCAGGCATAACTGATAATTATAATAATCTTTTTGGGGCAGAGGTGTGCTCTTAGATTGCTCTGTTATATATGTTAATAAAGTTAAAAAATGGTTGATAATATTGATAAAAGTATTTATTTTTGAATTGTCAATTAAAATAAAAAATAATTCAAAAGGAGGCAACGTAATGCAACAATATTTTGATACAATCAATTTGAAGCAGGTAAGAATAAAAGTACATCATAATACAAAATGCTTTTGTTCTACCCTTCCTAAACAAAAAACATACTTAACTGAAGCGGAAGAAGCTCAAAAAATTAAAGATGCTCAAAGAACAAAATTATTGAATATGTATAAAGAATCAAATAGGGTAAAGCCTTTTGTTCTTGAATTGAATCAAGCTATTGCAGCCAAAAACAATCCTCTCCTTGTTGAGTTAATAACCAAATATGGTATGGAATTTGGCTTCTTTAATAAAAAAATTGAATCACTAATTGCTCAAAAACCAATCCTCATTTCAAAAATTGTTATAAATCATTATTTAAAAACTCTTGATGATACAAGTCAAACAATCCGTTCTTCAAAATTCATCCCATTGAAGCTTAAATATACAATATCAAAGAAGGATAAAGAAAGGCATAATAGGGTTGAAGAAGAAATTAAAAAATTGAATCCAAATTATGAAATGAACCTTTATATTATTGAAGACTAATTAACTAATAAGCTATAAGGAGGCAAAAAATGGAAGTTTACCAAGATACACTGCGGATTAAAACAATTAAAAATGTTCCTCCAACTCAAGCGGAAGTAATACAAAAAGCACAAATAAAGATAGATGAATATTATTCTGAAAACGTTATTAATGGCATTAGAACTTCAATTGATGAAAAAAAGATACTCAAAGAAGAACAAGAATATAGAAGATCTGATTGGGGTAAAATCAGGAATAAAAGACTGGCACAGTTTGATGCATTTATTGATGGGATAGAAGATCCGGAATTAGCAGATTATCTTATTATCTGTAGTACAAGATTGTTTGGGAAGCCTGAACCCGAAGAGTTGAGGTTAATTCGGGAATACAAAAAGAAGTTTGGTAATGTTAAAAAGATTTATTCACATATAAATGAGGAGGATTGAAAATGAAACAAGATGTAATTGCAAAAGTATATGTTAATGCTGACGGAGTTGATCTTGGTACTACATTTATTAAAGCTCATTATACTAATCCAGACTTTGGTATAAGACCTGAGTGGGAAGAATACAAAGATGGAGAACAACGTAGGATAGATGCTATTAATGCAATATCAAAACATATTGGCTCTATGGTCATATTATTTACTTGGGTTGAGCTACACGGTGCTTATTCAATCTCGGCTACATTCCATTTTAAAGAAGCTTTTGTCTCTCACGGGCTTTTGATTAAAGAAGAATATGCAGAAGATCAGAAGATTTGGGATGCTTTCATAAAGGCTTTATTGAATGATGAGCAATGGAATGATGTATTTGCGGAAGCGGGTGTTGATAGAACAATATTATTTTATTGTGAATCATATTAGATAGCTAAGAACTTGTAGATATAAGAAAGCTTATTAATAAGAAGTAAGCCTCTATGTTTCAAAGATAAGAGGGCTCTGAAGTAGGAAGCCGGCAGGATAATATAAGATGGTAGGACGAAGTCCGATGGGTTCGCTGATGATATTATCTAAAATTAGAGATGTTTTTATGTTTGGTAATTAAATTATAAAAAGTTAAATAAATGTTGACAAAAGAAAATTTAGATATTAATTTTGAAATATCAATTTTATAAAATAATATTAATTGAGGAGAAGTTCAGATGATTAATTTAAATTTATTGTCTCATTTTGTTCTAGGCTATATAATTGAATCTTTTTTATCATCAAGAGAGAAATCATATTATGCTTCAACTTCAGAGAGAGAAGACTATTTGAATGGTTTTCAAAATAAGTTACTTGAAGAAGTAAAGATTAGAGGATTTGACTCTTTTGATTCATTTATTAAATTTGTTAATCTTGAGTTGAAAAGAGTATATAAATAAACGGATGTATTATATTTGTTTTGTCAATCAAAAATAATATTTAAGGAAATTAAAATGGCTACTAGAACTACACTTCAAAATAACATTAACAAATTAAAAATGATCGTTATATCAGAAACAGGATCGCCGAACAAAAAGGGCTTTAAGAGAACAAAACCTCTTTATAAAATGAATTTTGTTCAAGCTCTTCACCGGATTGGTTTTAATAACTACGCGTTGGCTAAAGCTGCTGGTATGAGTATTGCAGACTTTAAAGCTATCACCGGTATATCAATTCAAGAAGCAAAAGAAAACAAATCGTTGCAATTAAAAAGATCGAAACTGAACATGGCTTTATCTACATTGGCTAATAGAGTTATTCGTCATAATGGAAAAGCCGGATATGTTCTCGGATATTAATTAGTAGCCTCCTTAACTATTTATGATTGACTTGATCCCGGATCATATTAACCATCCGGGATTTTTTATGCGCGCAAATGGACAGAGATAAGCCTGCGAACACCATGGAAGTGGGTAGTTATAATATAAGGATAAGATATGGCTTTTACGATTTTACCTATTACACAACTCACCCAATACTTCTCACAAAATTTTTACATTTCACCTTATATAACCAAATATAATACTTATCTATTCACCACCCACTTTACACTTGTCAATACACAATTCCCTACATTGTAATGTATATAATATACAAAGCAATTGAAACAACATGAACAACAAACTATATTAAGACCTTAATATCGGATTAGCCATATAGGATAATAAGATACTAATGTCCGATTTCCACGGGATTCGCTATAAGTATAAAGTATTTAAATCTAAAGCAATTTCACGGGAGTCGCAAACTACATTAAGACCTTAATATCTTTTTTAGGTACATCGAAAAGCGGATTGTTAGTCCGCTTTTCTTTTTATTACTTAGCTTCGGTTTTAACTTCGGTTTTAACTTCGGTTTTAGCTTCGGTTTTGGCTTTGGTTTCGGCTTTGGTTTCAATTTTACTTTGAACAGTTTCAACTTTTGAAAATCGTTTTTTCAATCCGGTTAAGCTGAAAAGTAAAACGTTTCCTTTTTCAACGAATGAAACTGCGCAAATATCACCATCAATAGAAACAAACTTCTTTGAGTTAGCAATTTCTTGAATAGCTTCAAAGTTTAAACCGCCATCTTTTACCACTTGATTTTGAGAGATACCCAAATTTTTACTTTTTTGGCAATAGTGCCTAAAACTTGAAAAAGGCTCAATTTTTGATGAATGGTTTTTTAAACCAATTCCTGAGTAACTGCCTAAGTAAATGTTTCCAGCTTGCAGGTGAGTTTTTAAATTCTTACTCTCATCAGTTGAAAAGGGGACTTCAAGGGCTTTTTGAGCTTCTGAAGATTGGGAAGTCCGTGAGTTAATGTTTACGGAATCACTGAATTTTTGCTCTGACATAATATTACTCCTATTTGATTTGGTTTTTATTTTAGCTTAATTACCTTAATTAAGCTGTTTAAAAATAATTTCTTTTTTTACTAAAGTCAAGTTATTTTTTTATAAAGTTGCTTTTTATAAAGTTATATCTTAAGTCTAAAACTTATAAATTTGTTGTTTAATGTCATTTTTTAAGTCATGTTTCAAACCATTATATTTAACCTCAGTTTGAAAAATTGGACTTGGTTTTTTTTGTTCATTTAAAGCTATGGAATGCCTTACCATATTAGCCGATACATAACTTTTCTTTTTATTAATTTGATTTGCCATGCTATTACCCTTAAAATATAAAATTAAATGATTCATTATTTAAATACCATGCCCACCCCAATAACCAAAAAATACCGCTTAATATTGCTAAAAATAAACCTACTCCATTTTCTTGCTTATCTTCAACTATTTTCATTTTAACCTCTTAATATGTGATTGTTTAAGTCTTGATTATTATTTCTTTTATTTCCTGATGTTAATTTTGCTGTTGCAACCTCATCAATTAGAACCCTAAAAACTTGATTTTGATGAATTAAAGTTGCTTCTGTTTTATTAAGATTTAAAACTATAGTCCAACCCTTGTATCTCCCATAGGTTACTTTAGATTCAAAGTATCTTATTTTGTTTCCAATTGCAGTAACTATTCTAAATTCTTTTTTTATTGTTTCCATGTTTATATCTCAATTAATTACTAAATGAAACTTAATGAATGTATAAACAAAAATCAATACTTTGTAAAAATAAATAATATATATTTTGTGAACTATCAAGACTCAAACTATTACAACTCAAAAAAAGTTTCAAAGATATATGACGGGCGTCGCCTTGTCTATACACCATAACCTTGAAAATAAGCATTTCTACTGTGGACATGTTTCCGTCTTTGTCACTTGACAACTATAATACAACTCAATTGACAACTTTTTTTATCAATGAGAAGCCCGTATCCGGAATAGCCGGTTAGCCACTAAAGCTGATTAGCCACTAAAGCTGATTAGCCACTAAAGCTGATTAGCCAATATCCAATCATCCAATCATCCAATTATTCCACCTATTAACAACTCGCAACGATTTCAAAGTCTAGTCATCTTCCAAAAAATTTCTTAAAAAATTTTTGAACTTACCCGACTCATCCGTCTTTCACATGCCTAAAAAATCTTCACTCAACTTGCAAGCGGCTTCCAATTTGAAATTATACTGAGATATTGAATATCCTTTAATTTTGGATTTTCATAAAACTAATCCAGTGTAAGCAGGACTATATAATTGATAAAATATACGCTAACAAATATCTCCATATTCCCAAATTATAATAAAATTGTATCGCTGTGCTTTGATTGAGTTCTTAGCATATATAGATGGGATAGGCTAAATAAAGCCATTTTAATTTTCCGTAAAAACATAAGTGATCTATCCTAGATGGCAAAACAACAGATAAGACTCGGATCTCTCTCAGAACAATCAAAGACCAAAGATGACCCTGGACAATTTATAAAGACTGTTAGCAGGCAGATTAGTGGCATACGGAAACTTAAAAAACTCCAAGGATATCGGGTTGAAGAAGATACAGCTGAGAGCACTCATTGGTTGATATCGCCAGAAGGAGTTAAACTAAGAAAAATCTGTGGCCATAGAACAACATATGGTCCATGCCTTTTGACTGCAGGATGGGGATCAGATCACAAAGGATTCGGAAAATGTTCGAATCACGGTCGACGGTCATTGTATAATATTCAGCTTTCAACGGCACACAGGCTCCCAGCACGGATGTCAGAATTATTGGAACATGCAGAGGAGCTGGAGGAGAAAGATCTCATGTCTGTTGACACAGAGATCAAAATGCTATATGCTTTGCAAAACTATATTATGACAATGGGTGAAGAAATGACTCTCGACCAAATTGAGACTGTCAGAGGTATCACACTTGATTTGGTGAAAGCCAAGGGTCTGAAAAACAAAATACAGCGAGAATTGCGTCTCGATGCAACCTCCGTCAGAGAATTTGTCCAACAGATATTTGAGATCATTGCTGGAAGAATTCGCGGCCCAGAGGCTAAGAACCTCATGAACGATATTCTGAATCAAGTCATCATTCCGTTTAGAAATAAAGATAGAATACATTCTGGAGAAATAGATCCAGACCAAATGAAAAATTCATTTTTGAAAAAAGTTGAAGCTGCTATTCCTGTGGAGTAATCATGGCTGGAGTTGTGAATTCTGAAACATATTATCTTGGTGCAATCAAAGCTAAAAGGCCGAAAGGTTTTCTGGGGAAATGGTATTTCATTGACCTGAGATTATGCTCTGATAAAGAAGCCATATTAAATAGATTAAAAACTTTCTCAGACTTTGAGTATGACAAGAAATTGTATACTCTGAAAGAAGAAGATGCTGAGAAAGTATGAAGACCTATGTTGATGTTGCGGCTTGGTTAGCCGGTCCTGGTTATAAACCAGTGTATATTCAATGTTGGATTATGCACAAATATAGTGACAGAGTCTATGCCAGAATAAAAGGTTTTACTCTACCAGGCTGGATACCAAAAACATATATCATAACTGAGAAAAGCTCTTAAAACTCTTGGAGACTATAAATGGCAAGAATTATTATTGAACAAGATGACAAAACTGTTATAACTTTGGAAGGATATGAAGCTAGTAAATGGATGTCAAATAATTTGTTAATGGCAAGTAATGCACAAAAACATGGATGCAATCCTTTCGAAAATGACCCAATAAAATGGAATACTTATCTTCCTACAAATCCTGAAAATAGTTATATCAGAAATAGGATAAATGAGATTTTTGAATGAAACTAGAATGGACAAATCAGAAACCAGATCACTGGAGGATAAAATTAGATTATGATGAAACTTAAGAAAGATGATTTAATATTAGTTGATTGGGTAGATTCAAGTGGTCAACCGGGTTGGTTGAGTAAACAAGATTGTCATATTGATATATCACAGTGTCAATCGGTAGGTTTTCTAATTGAATATACTAAAGAAGGTATTTGTTTAGCAGAAAGTCGTTGTACTACAATAGACCATAGGCCTTATAGTGGATTAACATCTATACCAAAACAAGCAATTATAAAAATAAAGAAGCTAAAGTAATGGCAAAAAAAGATGAATCACAAGATTATTTATATAAGTTCGCACAAGACTATATAGATGATTATAATAAAAAGACCACTGGAGCTGTTTTTGAGTGGAATCAACGTATTGCTAATGAGTTTGCACAGATCCCTATTGAAACTTTGATAAAAGATCCATACTTTTTAGGTTTTGGAGATAAAGTTTATGATGGTGTTTTACAAGATATAGTAGATTTGTTTGAAGAGAGAAAGAAAAGACAGGTAAACTTAGTTATTTTCATGGAAGGAATCGGCTCTGGTAAGACAACTAAGTCTTCTATTATTACTTGGCTTCAATGGTTTGAATTGTCCTTGATTGATAACCCACAAGATTACTTTGATTTAGCTCCAAGCTCAGTTATAGCATTGATTAATATGAACCGCACAGAGAAACAAGCTAAAAAGGTAACATTCACTGAAGTCTTTAATCGCTTCCAGTGTGGATTTAATAAAGACTATTTTCCTATTGATTCAAGATTTACAACTGAGATCCGGATCTCAAGAAACAATACTACAATTTTCCCTGGTACAAGCTCTGCTCTTTCAGCATTGGGCTATAACTTATATGGGAGTATTATCGATGAAGCTGCTTTTTTGGAAGTTACTGAGGATTCTAATAAGACTGTTGATGGGAGTTTTGATGCTTGTGAAGAGATGTATAATGCTATTTACAACAGAATGACTTCAAGATTTATGAAACATGGTAAATTACCAGGTATGATCTGTATGATTAGTTCTCCAAACTTTCCCGATGATTTTATGCATAAACAGATGGAATTGCATGATAAAATTGTAAAGGAAGCAAAAGAAAAGGGTACTATTCCAGATTCTGGAATCTTTTACAGAAGAAGACCCATGTGGGAAGCAAAAGGGCATAAATTTTACCCTGAATTTAATGGAGGTTATGATGAAGATGGAAAACTCCATAAAAAAGATAATTTTTATATTGATACTGATAATGCAGAGATTATATCTGATCCAAAAGTCATAGAATTACTTGATGCTGCTGATGCTGCAAACTTTCCAATTGTGTCAATGGAAGCTGAATACCTTTCAAAAGTTGCTAAGTACTTAAAGGTAGGTTAATGAGTGAAGTAAGTCGATTATTGATTTTACAGAAAGACTTAATAAAACTAATAGAAGAACCCATAGAAGAGGAAGATATGCATAACATACCCACATTTAATGTTGTTGATTTAGAAACTACTAATTTGAGTCCTAATGTAGGAGGTGAAGTAGCTGAAATAGCAATTATAAAAGTTATAGGTAATCAAGTAAAAGATGTATATCATAAGTTTTATTCTATTAAAAGCATCTCAGATAAAGCTGCTGAAAGAAATGGCTTATCAGTTGATTTATTGAAAGGATTTCCATCATTTAATACCAAAGAAGTCATAAAAGAAGTGAAAGAAGTACTTGGAGAACATCCAATATATGCACACAGTGCCGCTTTTGAACATGCTTTTCTAGAATTTTATGGTGCTACTGCTCCTAATCATGTTTATATTGACACATTAAAATTATGTAGAGAATCAAGGAATAAACTAGTAAACAATCAATTATCAACTTGGACTTCTACTATGAAGATAACTCATCGGCCTCATGGAGCTTTATCAGATGCAATTGCACTAACCAATTTAATTTTACTCATGGGTTGGCAAATTAATCTACTAGATATAGTAGGGAATAAAAAATGATATATGTAACTGATATTCATGGTCTTGTTAAACCTCATGCCCATCTATTCTCTGATAAGTCTGCAGAAGAATTAGTAATATTTGCTGCAGAGATTTTAGGGTTAGAACCTGATAAAGCACACTGGGTGAATCCGGAAAGAACAACAAAAATAGTTGAGTTTCACTTTAATATTTCTGAAGCAGATAGAAATACTTGCATTTTTCGTGGAGCTAAAGCCATTAATAAAAAGGAATTAGTTAAACATGATTATTCGTGTACCAAAGTCACTACAATCTAGTGCTCAAAGGAATATTGAGAACTTCATTAGAGATATTGCAAACATTACCCAGAGAGGTATACATCCTTTTATCAGACGTAAAAGAAAAATAAAAGACTGCAAGAAACCATATCCTAATTTATTTAATCCATTTACAAAGACTTTTGACCCAGATTTTATCTGCAAAGATACATTTAGACGTTTTATGCATATAGATTTAGGTCAAAATAGAGATGCTGTTGGTATAGCCATGTGCCATGTCCCTTCCTTTGTTGATAGAGAAGTTTGGCTTGAGAATCCTAATGATAAAGATAAATTAAAGATAGAAAAAGTTAAATTACCCGTTGTGAAATGTGACTTCTGGGGTAGGATTACTGTAAGGAAAGGTGAAGATATTATATTAGGTGAAATAAGGGAGCTAATTTATGAATTAGCTCGTCGTCACTTTTATTTTGGTCTTATTTCTTTTGATAGATTTCAATCATTAGATAGTATTCAGATTTTAAGAACTTATGGTTTTAGAGCTGGTCATTTATCTATTGATAGGACAGCACACTGGTTACAACTTGATGATAATGAATTAGGTTATTCAAAGAAGTCAACTGAAGGAAACTATAATGCAGCTCAATATACCTTAAGAGAATTGATTTATGATGATAGATTACATATACCAAATTCAGAAAATGTAGGCTATGATAGAGACTACTTTGAAGATGAATTAAGCTATGCTCAAGAAGTGGGTGCTACTGGTAAAATAGATCATCCACCTGGAGGTACACTTGATGTTGAACAAGCTATATGTGGAGCAACATTCCATTGTGTAATGAATGAAAGGATGTATTATACCACTCAAGCAGAACAAGAATTTGAACAGAATCAAGACCAGTTCTATAAGAACGCTCAAGCACAATATGACAACTATCTATTATCTAATGATGGTAATGGTATCTCAACTGACCCAAGAGATATACAAGATTTAAGATCATCATCTAGATTGAATAATCCGTATCTATAGGATATAAATGAAAAATCCATTTAAGTTCAAAATTAGAATTACTACTCAAGAAACTATTGATACTCAGATTAGTAAAGCTTCTGAAGAAGCTGCATCAGCAGCTGTTAATTTGTTCTATGAGAAACATAAAGAACGAATTGAAAATGAACTTGCAGAAGCTAGAATACTTTCTTCAAATTCAGAATATTTATTTAGTGAGATTGAAAGGAGAGACAATAGTAAAAAAGAGCTTACAGCATTTGTTAAGAAACAATTAGTAAAAGATGAGAAGTTTTCAAAGAATTTTAATGATGTAAATGATATTATGTTAAGCTCTATGGATTCTGTTCCTGAGATTGATTTAACAAACTCAGAACTATGGTTGATTCAAGATGCTTGTTGGACAAAATATGCTTTAGATCCTTTGATAAATGGAATAGTAGATAATTATATTGATTATGTTATTGGTACTGGTATCACAGTTTCTACACCGGTGAAAGAAGTTAATGAAGTTATTTCAGAATTTCGTAGAATTAATTCTATGGAAATAAAAGAAAGAGAAATTGTTAAAAATGCTTTTCTTGATGGAGAGTATTTCTCATTACTTTTTAATAACGCAAAGGGGGATGTGTATTTAAGAAAAGGTCATCCAAAGACAATTGAAGCTATTGAGCCTAATCCTGGAGACATTGAAACTATTTATTCTTACAGACAAGCTTTTGCAAAATATGATTCTGAAGGAAGTTCAATGGGGTCAATGAATCCTCGGTATATAAAAGATATTAATTATGATGAAGTATTGGCTACTGGTATTTTCAGAGAAAGGTCTGTTTATGAAACAGTATTTGAAAAAAATATTGTTATTAAATTTATAAAATTAAATGATGCAGATAAGTTAAGAGGATTACCACCACTAAAAAGGATTCTTAAGCTTACTAAGATGTATGAAAACTTCATGATGGATAGGATGGTTTTAAATCATGAAAGGGCGAAAGTAGTTTGGATAAAGAAGATCCTTGGAAGACCTAATGAAGCAGGTAATGCTAATAGAGCAGTTAATTCGCCTAGAGGCGGAATGATGATGGTTGAGACTGAAGGAGTTAGTTATAGAATTGAATCTGCTAAATTAGAAGCTAGTGAAGCAAAAGAAGATGCATTAGGTCTTTTATATTATATTGGGTCTTCGGTTAGATTTCCACTTCATATTTTAAATCAAAGAACTGACCAACAAGTTTACGCAAGTATTAAGAAAGCTGATACTCCTTTTGGAAAAATGATTGATTCTGCACAATTCTTTTATTCAAGACACTTTGAAGATATGTATAGATATGTAATTAAACAAAAGATTAAAGCTGGTAAACTTCAGAAACAATATACTTATCCTGCTTATGAAGAAGATTCCATTATGCTCGCAGTTCAATACATATCAGAAGCTATATCTGAGGGTAAACTTACAAGAGAAGAAATTATTTTAGCTGCTCAAGAAAAGCTTGATGTGGGTAAAAAAATGGTTACTATTGAGACTGAAAAGATACCTATATCACAAGATTTTCCACAATATATGTTGCAAGACCCGAAAGAGATGGCAGAAGTTCTTAAAGTACATAAAGAAATTGGCATTGCATCTTTAGCTACTTTATCTGCTAAAGCTGGATATAATTGGCCAAAAGAAAAGATTAAAAAAGCAAGTGAAGGAGCTGTTGATCCTGTTATGAATAAACTTCAACAAGATTCTGATGCTCAAGAGGTAAAAAAGAATGAATCTGTAAAAGCTAAACCTGCTAATAAGAAGGAAAAATAATGTCAGTTTTATTAGAGTTTGATAGATCACTTACTGTCAATATTAGTATGAGGCAGGGTGATTATTATATTAAAGTATTTAGAGTAAACAATAATGGAGCTGCTTATACTTGGCCCAATGTTACAGAAATTATTTTTCAGGTTAGGCTTAATAAAAAATCTCCTACTAAAGTTATTGAACTTAAGAAGTCAACAGGTGAAATAGTAATAACTGAAGGTTATATGGTTATGTATTTTACTGTTAGTAAAACAGATGTACCCGCTAAAGAATATGGAAGTTCAGAATTATTAATAATCTTTGATTCAAGTAAACCAACCCTTTGGTGGGATGGAAAATGTACAATTAAACCAAGGGCTACTAAGATTGAGTGATATTACTGTAATAGAGTATAATCTTGATTTTACTACGGAAGATGATTCTGCGATTACATTAGAAGTACTAGGTGGTAATGTAACTGTTATTACTTCTGGTACTCAAATTGAAGAAGAATTAATTGGTGCTATAAATGGAATTAATAAAGTATTTACTACTACTTATAATATGATGCCAGGATCAGCAAAAGTTTTTATAAATGGAATAAAACAAACTTCAGGAACAGATTTTGTTGAATCAGCAATCAATGCGGTCACATTTTCAGATGCTCCTAATACAGTAGGTTTTGAAGACAAACTGATAATTAATTATACAAAGGAGTTATAAAATGTCAACTACAAAGATTAAATTAAGCAAACAAGTATTTGCTGATGATAATTATGACATTAATGCTAAGAAGATTACTAACTTAGCAGAACCAACATCAGCTCAAGATGCTGCTACTAAGAATTATGTAGACAGTTTATTGGGTGCAAATGATGCTATGGTTTTTAAAGGTACTATTGGTACTGGTGGCACTCATACTATTGTTGAATTCAATGCTTTAACTACTTATAATGCTGGTTGGACTTACAGAGTTATTGAAGCAGGTACAATTCGAGGTAAAGTTTGTGAAATTGGTGATTTAGTTGTTGTTATTACAGATCGTGCAGGTTCTGGAAACTTAGACGCTGATTTTACAGTTGCTCAGGCCAATACTGATGGCGCAGTAATTGGTCCAGCATCTTCAACAGATAACACTATTGCAAGATTTGATAGCACAACAGGTAAACTAATTCAAGGTTCATTGGTTACTATTGATGATAATGGTTCAGTAAATATACCAACTGGTCAAGCTTATAAAATTAATGGTAATCAGATTACACCAGATGATTTAGCAGAAGGCGCTACTTATAAAAAATATTCTGCTACAGAGCAAACTAAACTTGCTGGTATTGAAGCTGCAGCTGATGTAACTGATGCAGTAAATGTTGGGACATCAATTCATGGAGCAGCTCCAAAAGCATCTTTAGTTGATGGTGATAAATTTGCTATTATTGATAGTGAAGCTGCAAATGTCTTGAAAACTTCACTTTGGTCAGTAATTAAGGCTACACTAAAGACTTATTTTATGGGTCTTTATGTTTGTAGAGAAGTTCCAACCGGTACAAAAAATGGAAGTAATACAGATTTTACATTAGCAAATACTCCTGTATCGGGTACTGAAATGGTATTTGTCAATGGTCTTTTGATGAATGCCGGCGCTGGAAATGATTATACAATATCAACAAATACAATCACATTTTTAACAGGGTGCATACCTATTTCGACTGATACAATTCTTGTAACTTATTGGAAGTAATTCAATGGCTAAAACGCAAGTACCAGGTAGTAGAGTTCTTGATGGTAGTATAACGAATGCGGATATAGCTTCTGATGCTTCTATTGAGGTGTCAAAATTAGCATCATCCGCATCTACCCTTATTGGTACAAAAGCAACTGGTGGTACTGTTGCTTTAACTCCTGCTGAAGCTAAAACAGTTTTAGGAGTAGGTGATGGCTTATGTGGCCCAATCGGCTTATGTGGCCCAATCGGCTTATGTGGCCCAATTGGCTTATGTGGAGCTCAAGGCACGCAAGGAATTCAAGGAGTTTGTGGCCCAATCGGTTTATGTGGCCCTATCGGCTTATGTGGAGCTCAAGGCACACAAGGAATTCAAGGAGTAACAGGAAATTGTGGCCCAATCGGCTTATGTGGCCCTATCGGCTTATGTGGAGCTCAAGGCACACAAGGAATTCAAGGAGTAACAGGAAATTGTGGCCCAATCGGCTTATGTGGAGCTCAAGGCACACAAGGAATTCAAGGCATTCAAG